TCGACGATGTACTAAAGCTATACTACCTACATACATAGAAGCTACATAACATATCTGTATTATATAATCCCCTACCTTCGAATTACCTTGAATGCAATCTATATAATATATACATATAAAGGGTACTCAAGGTAATCGGATTTATGGGCCCCTAATGGTCGGATTTTGTGTACCTTTTTAGGCCTTTTTGAGTTTGCCTTTAAAGTGTGTAGTAGAGCTATATGGTATAGTGGCTATAGTGTAGTTGAGTGGTTTTGTATAGTAGAGGGGTTATCACTTGCCTTGTTTGCCTAAATCTCCAAAACCCCCGGTGAGGTACCTTGATATGTATTAGGATATATTGATTATGTATTATATGATTGGTATATAGTATAGTAAGGGGTATATGTATTAGGTATTTATATTATATGTACCTTAGTTAGGATGGTAGCTTAGTTAGGCTCTATATGATTTTCTTTTTATTTTTGTGTTGGGGGAGGAGGGTATGGGTTATAGGTATATGGTTAAGTACCTATAAAGGTGGGATAGTGATATTAGTGATAGGGTATATAGGATTAGGGTTAGGATTTGTGATAAGAGGTATCTTAATTTGTTTGTTGGGGGGAAGTGCTTGTAGGCTTGGTATATTTCCTCATTGCGTATGAGGATTAGGATGGTGCCTACGGATAGGATTATTCGGATTATGTGATAGATGATATTCATGGTAGTGATATTATATCGCTTAGTGGGATTTGTAACATTTCTCTTATCTGTAATCTTATGTGTTCGGAGTGGAGGTGGTTATTGTTTATCTCTTGGTTGGGGTACCTTAGGTATGGGTTAAGTTCCTCAGTTCTGTATGGGATTACCATTTCCTCTGTGAATCCCTCTGTGTATTCTTTAGTGTGACCTGGTACCTCGAAAGATACCAGGAATTTTCCTTTTGTTAGCATGGCTCTATCTCATTGGTTAGTATTCGGATATCGGTATATTGATTCATGTATTCCCTTTCTGAGGATATGTCTAAGCATTTACATGCTATATAGTGACCGTACATTGATATACCGGATTCGTAGCCTTGGTCATCGTTTAGGAAGTTAGCTAATGGTATCTTGTCTACTGAGCATATCTTCTGATGACCTGGTAAGGTTTCTGAATCTGTATATCCTACAAAGTCATAAGTATCGGTATTATCGGTCATGATAGAGAATATTTCGATTAGCCAGTTAAAGTCCTCTAGAGGTACTCTGTCTAGCCATTCCCATCCGATTGGATATTGGTTTACGGTTATTGTTAGTTTCATGATGTTAATTGAGTTGAGGGTTAAACATTTGTTTTGGTTGGCCTAATAGGCAGCAATGAGGATAACCTGCTTCATCGAGGATTCCCAGTACAAGATATCGATTGGTATCTCTGGGAATTTCGAAATAGAAAGCTGGTTTCATGTCGCCATCTATGAATGTAAAAACTATCTGAGTGTTTTCTAGTAACCCATTTAGTTGTACATGAGAAAGGTAGTTATAAATAGCTTCCCTTTGATTTCTTGGGTTTTTATCCCATGAGATGAGCATATCGTCATACCAATTTGGATTATCGCATAGCTTTTTAAGTTGTTGTTGAATATACGGTGTCATGATTTGAAGTAATAATATAAGTCCTCGATTAGTTTATCCTGTTCTTCCCATATAGTATCTGATACTACGTATTCTGATACGAAATAGTTATAGAAAGGCCCAAATAGTATTTTTAATACTATGTCCTTGAGTTCGATATTGAGTTGTTCCTCTTCTTCGGTAGAACTGGGTTTGATTGCCTGAAGTTCTGCCTTATAGGATGCCGTAACGGCATCCTTTAGGGTTTGAATATATTCTGGGTTAGTTTCCTTGAGAATACTTAATTGTGATTTGAGTTCTTTACTTATCATGGGGCTTAGCGATTATGGATATGAATCCATGTGGATATTGAGTATAGAATAATTGGTAGTTCCCTGTGGGCAAGAAGACTTGCATTATATTTGCAAGTAAGGGATAGATTTTCCATTGGTTTTCCTCTAGAAACTTGTTCCAGTCTTCAGATTCTTCTGGATAATTCCCAGATAGTTGGATATGGTACTGTTCCTGGTCAGCCATAAATAGGTTAGTTACTACCCGTATTTCATCTGATTCCTTTTTGTATTGGGTGATTGGATACCAGATGCCTTCGGTTTTCCATTGATTAAGTTGGAACAGAGACATGCCCTGTTCCAGTACGTTGAGTAATTTATATAAGTTTACCATAGTGATTATTTATTTAGTTGGTTACATAATTCTGATACTGCAAGTTGTTGGAAGATTTCTGTTTCCCTGTGGTCTGATTCCCATTTTTCGATAGCATTGTAGATATTGGTATATTGGGATATCATGTCCTCATCTTGTTCATCGTCTTGGATAAATTCCCGGAGATGTTTTTTGAGTCCGGTTATGATATAATCCTGATGTTCAGGGATTAATTGAAGAACTCCGAATAGGATAGCCTCTACCTGTGAGGGTGAATCATCATAATATTGGTCATCGGCACCCTTTGTTAAGTCCATGTGAGAAATAATGTTTTCCCGGAGATTTTCGAAGAGAACTTCCTCTGAAGCATATGTGATGATATATCCTGAGATATAAGCAGCAAAAGGTTCATCCTCTAAGTCGATTGAGTAAACCTGGATATTGGTAGCTTCCTTGTTAATATAAAGACCATCGCTGTAATCATAAGTATAAATGGGATGAGAAGCAAGCAGTTCCCGGATGGCCTCTAAATTTTTTAATTCTTTCATAACGTGTCTATATTAAAATTATTTGAGAAATATTTCTCACTGCAAATATACAAAATTATTTCTAAACTTGTTTTTATAACTACTTTTATTTTTATAAATAGGGAGGTTCTGGGAGGTGTTTTGGGTGCCTCCCAGAGGGTTTTGTTAATATTGTCCTGTCATGGTAATGATAATGAAAAGGGATTCATCATTGAAATGTACCTGGATAGTATCTCCATAGGAGTTTGACATGTAATGAGAATTAGGGTTAAGTTCTTTTAATGGGTGATGTTCATCCCAATGAGAATTAATGAATTCTATCACGTATTGTTCAAAAGCATCGGATTCTCTGCAGTAGGTTTCTGCCTTTTCGTAATCGTCTATGGGATAATCCCGGAATTGGAGATTAAGAGTTCCCATATATGATTCATCTGGGTTTGAGATTTCATTAACTGATTGAGCAGTGTAACCAAAAGCATCAAGAGTTCCATTGAAGTAACCCATAATGTGATTTGAGATTTCGTTAATAGTTGTCATAAGAAATAAGTTTTGTGACCCTGTTCGAGGTCGGTTAATAATTATATTTATTTTTCTCTTATGCAAATATATAAATAATATTTTAAATATGCAATAATTAAGGGAGCCCAGATGTGGGTGTTTCTGAACTCCCTGAGGTATATTAACTGATTGGGGGATTAGTATAATTCATCGGCCAGCATTGGTTCCTTGGGCTTATTTAATCTCTCTTTAGAACGTCTTGTAGCCCAATTCTCGTAGGGTTTGTAACTGAAGGTACGTGTTGTTTCATCGTATGCAGCATATACCATTTGTTTACGGGATATTCTCCTTCCGTAAGTTTTCTTAAGATTAGCAAACCAATCTAGATACTCCTGTAAAGAGTTAAAGATTTCTTTGTTCCCGTCTAAATCATTTTTAGGACGGGTTTTCCATGTTGCTTCTATATAGCATTGATGTAGGGTGATTGAAATAAAGTATCGGCACCAACTACCACCAAAGATAGGGCCCGTGGAGAATTCTATCTCCCGAGCAACTAATGGACTAACGTTATACTTTGTCATGCGATTGAGAAATTAAGTTGGAAAATCCAGTTGTTTCTATCGAGTTGGTTGAATGATATGAACCTCCCATCGTTATCGGTAAATTCATTCATGAATTGAACTGCAGCAGATGCTAATTGCCCCTTATAGAGATTAGTATTAGCAGTTACTATGGATTCGAAAATGAAAGAATAATAGGTAGTATCATAGATTTGTACCTGATTAATATCCAAGCAATTGAGTTTGTAATCATCCTCTAGTTTGATTAAGAGTCCCATTAGAAGATTTAAGAGATGACCCTTTTCATCGGAGTCAAGTTCAAATGTAGATTTCTTTTTTAAGAAATTGCGAACTACCTTAGTTAGTTCGTCTGCCTGATTGTAAGTTACTGAGTTCGTTTTCATATTTTTGTCTATTTTAATGATATGCAAATATAAGCATTTCTATTTTTATAGAAAAATATATCTAATTTATTTTTAGGGAGGCTGAGGATGTGTACACGCTATGAAAGGCAGTGGATTAGACTGCCTTTCAATTATTAAGGTAATTGGGGAGTTAGCAAATATAGAGCCTCTCTTATAATTGAACTCTCCATAGGTTCTAAAGAGGGTTCCTTGTTCATTAGTCCACCTTTCTTCTTTTCGTTTTCAAATACTTCATGTATGGCTTGCTTTAGTTTAGTAGCTAATACCTCTGATAACTCCTGAGATTTAAGAGAGATAAGTAACCCTTTTCGTATTTTCTCAACATCTTGGTTATTCTCAGTAATGGGTTTTGCTTCTACTAATTCTTGTATACCCGAGGAATATTCATCTAACAGTTCATATCCCAAATGTTGTAGGTCATTAATGAAGATACTGAATTCATCGTAAGTAAGTCTAGTATCAAAACCTACCCCATGGTATAGTTGTACTAAAGGTGTAAGGATTCTCCTCAATGTATTGAAATCCTTTAGGTGGTCTAATTTTATTTCAGACCTAATAGGTACTTTATATACCTTTTCACCCTTCAGTACTACTAACAGAACCATTAGTCTTGGTGGTAATCTTTTCTCGTTCATAAGCAAGTTTTTGTATTATGAGTTGTACATAGGTATTTCTCTCTTTATAGATGAACATTACCGAGAGAAGTATCTCATGTTTCGGTAATATCATCTGTATGAAATTGCCTGGAGCAATTACAGTAGCTACTACTGGAGAATCCTCCTGAGAGAAATTCTCTAATATCATTTCTGCCCTCTTAATGGGTTCTGGTTTTGTTGGGTCCAAAGTTAGGACTGGAGCAGTTATACATTCCTTGATGCCCTGTGTTAAGGCATTATATAACCATTCATCTTTTATATCCTCTACTTGGAGGTTTTTCATTGTAATCATATCCTAAACCTATTTAGAGTCCATACACCCAGGATATTAGAGAATACCCATAATTCCCAGTTTTTGTAAAAGTTATAGGGTTTACTGAATTGAGATGTTTGAAATATTATCTGATTTGGTGTTCTAGATAACATTTCTGCATGACAAGTTAATACTCCAGAAGATAATTGAGCTTTAAAAGCTTTAATAATATCTTCATCACTTTTAGTCTCTAATGAGGTAAGCAATTTAATAAATTCTACCTCTACACCTTGAGACATGTTTACATTTCTGAAGGCAAACTTTTCTTTATTCTCCATTTTGTTGATATTTAGATAAGAACTCTTGAGCTAGTTCATCTTGAGTTCTTTCGATTATGTTCTTTACGATTGTTTTATTTTCTACTCTAGCCCACATACATAGCATGCCCAATTGAGCATCCATATAGCAATCTATAAGAGATGGGTCCTTTCTAAATACATCCCATTGTTTTACGAAATTCATTCGAACCAAATCCCTATAACCCTGGTCTGATATATCTTCTTGGTCTATATAAGCAGATACCCTTTTTCTTACTTCTAAAAGAATTTTCTCTAAGCTTTCGGGTAATCTGAAATTTTCTGGTAAGTTATGATATACCAAAGCATTAGGTATCAATTCCTCAAAGGTAAACTGATTATCGAATAGATTTTTAGGATATCTACCTGAAAATATCAATGGTAGCTTATACCTTAGCAACGATGGTACTACGTCGTATATAGCATAATGTCTTCTATATTCTCGGTACAAGTCAAAATATAGATTCTCATCGAATATACCCGATTTCCTCATTATTGCCTGTAAAGTATTATAAGCAGCATTGATATGAGTATTACTCAATTTGAATACTAAGTTGCCATTTTTAATAGCAATGAGTTCACTACAGAATCTCTTTCGTCTAAATAAGTTCATGTGATTAAAATGTAAAGTCAATGTATATTTTCCTTTTTCCCTTGAGAAATTTTTCGTGATTTGAGTCATCATACTTATGGCAAGCATAAGTCTTAGATGATTTATCATAATGGTCTCTTACCCATACTGGAGCAGTATCAGTTGGTTTTAATTTAAAGTATGTACCCTGATTAACCTTGTTAACCTGAGTCTCTTTGTAAGATGTCTTTGGTAGTTCCATATTTTTGTCTATTTTAAAATTGATATGCAAATATAATTCTTTCTTTTTAAATATGCCATATCCGGATATAACTATGGGAGCTTACTATTTCGGAGGAATTGAGATGCAAATGAGCCATCCTCTTTTTCTTCTTTCTCAAAGTCTTCATATTGATATAACTCTGGGTCTTCTTCGTCTGGGTCTATACGCATTTCGATTTCTCTACGTAGTTCATGATGTTCTTTAGAGAATGAAGACATAGCTCCCTTATAATCATCGGTAATTTGCATTAGCTCTGCTTTATTAAGGTTAAGACCCTCTTTACTGGTATCTACTCCTTCTTGTTTAGTAGCAACTACTTCGGGTAATGACTTAATGTCATACCTGTCTTCCAATAGTTTAGCCTCTTCTGGTTTATCCAATACCCTTTGTGATTCAAATACGATTTGACGGGCCTCTTCAACAGTAATTGCATTTTGCTGTGTTACGTTGTTCTGTTGATTAAATTGGGCAAAGATATTTGTAGTACTTCCTCCAGTAAGATTACGTACTATTGATTGCAGAGATGTAGAGGATTCAAGCTTTAATTTAAGGGCCTTTCCCAGCTCGGCAGATATAAACGGTACGTATTTCCCTCCCTGAGATTCTCTTAGGATATTAACCTGATGGGCTATTTCCATACGGTCTTCTAATGCCCATGCTAGTTGTTCTCCCATTAACGCTTGAAGTAAATCTTCTGCTTTTTCTTTATCCCATATTCTAGAGCTTAATAGCCTATCTCTCATAAATACCCGTATGTAGTTAATATCTATACCCATACGGTATGAGAATGTATTGATATCATAAGTGATACCACATAATACTCCATTACCCATCAGCCATTGATTAATAATGTAGTTGTGTATCTTTATCAGAAGTTCATCATTTGGGTTCTTCTGATATTCTAATGCCATTGCAGTAGTCCCCATAGGTCTTGGGAATCTTACCATTTTATTTTCCTTTTCTGACATACAAATGAGATTTTCTGATATCGGAACTTTCATCATAACCCATATACTCTAAATCGAACCTTACATACAGATTCAAAGATAGGTTATAGAAATATCCCTTATATTTTTTCTTACTTACTGATAAATTAAAAGGTTCACCAGAGATTAGGTCCCTGGTGAATACTAAATTACCTTTCCCAGTGATGGGAATATTAAGGCAAAGTTTATAATCTCCTACCTTAAATTTATTCCCATGCAGGTCTGTGATTTCCCTTGCCATAGTTTGCCTTTTTATGGTTCGTAGGTTTTTTGTCTTGTTTACTACGGTTATTGGTTATCCCCTTTTGCTCTTCGATTAATTTCTGAACCTTTGGGAATAACCTTTGCCTTAAAGGAACTACCTGAGTAGCGAAAAAGGCATTCCATAATTTCTGAGTTAATGGTTCTCCTATTTTAAGTTCTGAGATTGCCCAGAATTTAGTTTCGAAATTCTTAACTATTTCCCTAAATCGGTAGTAGTATATATTGCCAGTCTTTTTATCTATCCCAATTGTAGTGGTTTGGCAATAATCTAGAAATTCTTTACCTAATTCGGATATAAACTCTTCCCTTTTAAAATCATAATTCTCTTGGTCGAGCTTAAATAATTTTACGTAATCGATTGCTTCCATATAACTTTACTTTGTGATTATTAACTGGGGATGTTCATCAGTTATCTGAAATAAATATCCCCTTATATCATCCTCATAGTATGAGGACCAATAAACCCTTCTAATCCGAAAATTATCAAGGATTGCCCCTTTCGGTATGCCCGTAACATAAAGCCTATGCTTAGGCATCATAGGGGTTATTTCAAATTCACCAGTAGTGAGTAAATTACCATAGGTACCATAATCTGGCATATTACCAGTAAAACCTGTAGGTTGTAATACATCCATTACTAAGGTGGTTTGTGGTAATTCTCTTTGATTACACTTGATTATCAGTTTCGATTTACCTATATATAGGTCTTTAACTATTTCTCTAAACATTTGTATACGATTATATGGGTAATACCATTTTTCTTGAAGTAAAGGTTATTCTGTGAACGTTCCTCTAACTTCTTTAATTCTCTTCGAGATTCAGTACAAATTCTATCAGATTTCCTTAATATATCTGATACATTATCCCAGATGGGTGCCATTGGTTCTACTGGCCCTGCATAGATAACCTTATGTTTAGTTTCTATTTGGGGATATTTAGATTTGTACTGATATTTACCTTTGCAATAAAGTACGTTATACTTTTCGGGTTCGTTTCTTTTTTCGTTTTCCATTTTTGTTAGGATTAATGTAATCGGATATTTCATCAAGTTGCCCTAAAAGCAATGCCTGAATGAAAAGGTTTATAGGCCTGAAAAAGAAATTCCTTACGTTATCAGTATTTATATACCAATCGTAAACGATAAAGAACTTCTTAATCTTGGAGTGCTTAAGTGAATGTTGGATTAGATAGGACTTACAACATCGTTTATGTAATTCTACCAATTCTTTGTCCTGCTTAAGCATCTCTTTATCAGAGAAGATAGTGTAATCCATTTTGTATGAATTGAGATGCCCAGGTAATTATCCCGGGCACCTGGTTAATAAAGGTTTATGCAACTTGTTCTGGTTTGAGGACCTTCTTTCTGAAGTCCTCGTATGCTTTAGCAGCAGCCTTGAATTCCTTGGAGTTCTGGTCCTTGATACGAGCCATTGCAAGTTCCAATCGATGGAGTTCGTTTCGAGTTTGTTGTCTCCATTTCTTCCGAGCAAGTGTATCAACTACATCGGCAGGGTATACGTATTTAACTTCCCGATTAGAAATTACCTGTTCGATGATGGATGGTTTTTGTTGTTCCTTAACTTCCTTGACAACCTGTTCCTTTTTGGAAGTTTTGGTTTTAGGAGAGAGTTCTACCAATTTGGCATTGGAAAAATTAGTGGCAGCTTCTTGAGCATCTTGTACCAATTCCTTTTTAGTCTTTTTGGCCTTAGGAGCAGAAGCCTTAGCAGTCTTAGAATTTTTAATTCCTTCAAGTTGTTCGGCAACCTTAGTTGCAACCAGGTTAGTAACCTTTGATTCATTCTTTTTCATAACGTCTATATTAAAAGTTAGTAATTTGATTTCTTATGGCAAATATAAGAATTATATCTTAATTACAAAAATAAATCGAATAAATTTTTATATTTGCTAAGGTTAATCGGCTAGGAAGTCGAAGATTTCTGGAGGATAGTTAATTTCATCCTCTGGGTCATTTATGTAATCTTCGTAATCCTCGTTATATTTATCGTAAATGTTATCTTGTGATGTATTGGGTACCCTTGTACATCTTTCAGGATATTTCTTTACGAAGTCATAGGCTTCTTGAGTAGTCATTACCTTGTCTGAGGTAAATTCGTAGGTTACATAAGAATAAGTTTCACCCAATCTAGAAACTTCATATTGCTGGTATCCAGATTTCTCAATCTTATAGATTTGATTTTCTGGAATAGTTTCTATTTCTACCCTATACTTATACCATTGTTTCTTTTGCTCCCTTTCTTTTGGTTTAATACCCATGCTATCTTGAAGAGAGATTAACTTGGTTATTGGACTTTCAAAACGAGAAGGAGCAGTGCTCACTTCTACTGGATGAGTTCTATTCTCACCAATAAAGTAAATCACTGCCCCCAAGGTTACCAGGCCCAATATGAATTTAGTTTCTGAGTTCATAACCTGTAGTTTCGAATTTATTTTTAATGTTCTTTGCAAGGTATTTACCTTTTGATTCTGCTTGATGTAAACCGTTGCAGATTTCGTAAGGTACACCATCATAGCGATAAACTCGATTACCTTTAAAAGCAACCCAAAGTTGTTTTTTCTTTGAGTCATAACCAAAGCCCTCAATGTTAGAGGATTCGCAAGGAATCATTTCGACTCCAATGTTCATTTCTACTGATTCTAAGTATTCGTTCTTTTCCATGTCTATATTAAAATTTTAAAAGTGTTAGTTCTGGGTGGAATTTGAGATTTGCCCTCTGGAAGATTGCCCAGGTACCAAGTACTCCCTGAGAATTAGTATGTACCCATTCATCTTCCATTCTGAATAATATGTGAGAGCATACCAGCATTTGGTATTCACTTAGCATATTTATCAGTTGAGGAGTATTCTCGATTTCCACGTATAATTCAATGTGCTCATCTAGTGCTCGAATTATTTCGTCATCCTCAATCTGAAGGAGTTTTTTGATTAAGTCTTGGGCAATATCATTTCCATTTTTAACGTCCTCTTTGATTGAGTTGAGTGATTCAATCTGAATACCAGCAATGAGCTTTACGATGTCTTTTGTTTCCTTGTCCATAATTAAATTTTCTTTATGCAAATATACTAAAATTATTTTATATAAAATACTCTTTTAATAAATACGGAGGTAAGTGTTAGCGGTTCTTGATTTCTTCCATCTTTTCCTTTATGGAGTCTGGAAATATAGCATCGTTTACCCATCTTAGGAAGAATTTAGAAGGCTTCTTTTCTGGACTTAGAAGCAATTGTCTCTGTTCAGTAGAGAACTTAATCCTTTCGGATTCTAACATATACTTGGGAAGTTTAGTGAATTCTGCCTGAGAGAAGGAGATTACGTTTTTACCAACTTGGGCCCTTAATGGTTTCTTCCTTTCCTTATAGAGATATGGGATAATCTTTTTCGAGGGTCCCCCAAGAATGCTAAAACCAAAGATTACCATTGGGTCAAATTTATCTGCTTTTGGGTCCTTAGCCCGTTTGATACATCTTGCCATCCAAGAAAATGAATTGGGATATTGCTTATTGTCTGTTGCTTCTCCCACATCTTTTTTATTAAACTCAAATCCAGGAAAGTGAAATAGAAAATCTTCAGTAAGGATAAATACAAATCCCAATCCCCTAAGATATTTAATAATATCTTGTTGGCTTTTACCCTCTTCAATCATTTTTTCTACATCTGCAAGAATATCCTCCCTTGGTGATTCCAATTCCTTAGTTGTAGACCCTGCAGGTCTTCCTCTGCCCACATTAGGTGCCTTAGCAGGCAATGTACCAGATAACCTATCTAAGTATTCTTTGAAGTTATCAATATCTTGTTTATTAGTAAGAGTTACTTCTACTCTTATGGGACCGTTATGCTGTACCTTTGGACCTGAATTCATCTCGATATAAGCATCTACCAACCTATCTGATAAGGGAGTACCATTCTCTGATAGTGTAGTGATTCTAAGTTTTGGTTTATATACTTCTTGTTCCATTTTCGACTTAATTAGAAAAATAAAAGGCCTGAACAATTTTTATATTGCCAGGCCTTCTACCATTATTAACGAATACTCAAAAATATGATAAGTAAAAGTAAAAAGTGCTCTTATTAATCTTCTTCTTTAGCGGCCTTCTTTTTCTTCTTGTCTTTGGCCTTCTTATCTTTCTTATCGGAAGCCGGTTTTTCTTTTACCTTTTCTTCCTTCTTTTTCTTAGTTTCCTTTTCCTCCTTGGGAGCCTTACCTGAAGCAAGTTTTCTTTGCTCCATACGATATTTTTTCTTCTCAGCCGAAGTCATTTCTCTGCCATCGATGAGAGGATAATCGTATTTGGTAGCTGTTCTACCGCCATTTCCTTTCTTTTCCTTTTTCTCTTTGGCAGCCTTCTTCTCAGCTTTTTCCTTCTTCTCTTTTTCCTGGAGTTTTACCAATTTCTTGTTGTTCTCTTGGTCAGCTTCAGGATAGGCAGCAGCAACTTTGTCTCTTTCCTTATTGAGCTTGTTTACAAGCTCGGTAACCTTTTTACCATGTTTCTGGTCTTTGGTCCAATCCTTAGTAGGGTCCAACTTATTCTCTTTAAGGTAAGCATCCAAAGCTTTCTTAGCCTTTGTGAGTTCCGGAGTCTTGGATTCCGATTTACTCTTCTTTTCTGTTTTCTTAGCCATTTTCATTTATATTAGGTGAATAATTGAATTTCCTATTTACATAATACCATAGTTATACCTTCCTAATTTGGGTTGGGATTTCTTTAATTTCTAGGATTTCTAAACTGCATTGTTTTAAAACTGCCTCGAGTTGAAGTATATCTTCTACCTCTTTCTGAGATAAGTCCGTAAAAGTTTGTTCAAAAGTTTCTTTCTGTTCCCCCCTTATAAAATTAAATTGGGCAACAATATAAGTCCCATGAAGTTTTTTATTCAGGGCTCCTTTAAGAGATATGAGTTTTCTTTTCAGATAATTACTCTTCAACCTATGGGATTGGTATTCGCCTTTCTTACCCTTACTAAGAGCTACCTTTTTAAGGTACGAAACATAATCTAATTCTCTGAGAGTTTGATTAATGTTTCCCACTAATAATCTTAAGTCTTTTTCCATTTGGGTCTTTGCATTACTTGGTTAGATACTTCCTGAGTTTCTTCTGATAGCATTTCTCTTGCCTCATTTATTATATTGATGGCAAGTTCCCTTTCATCTGGTCCCAGGTTTAATTCTTTATCTTCTAGTACATCAGTATAAGTATTTATTAGATTATCCAATGCAAGTATTCGAATATTCTTTCGAATTGCTAATTTCTCTTCTTCCATGGGTATAAAAAATTAAAGCCCACTACCTTCACAGGCAATGAGCTTTTGGCTGAACAACGTCCTAAGTGTAGATGTTATTCATATGAACTTAAACTCTAAATTTATATAGCATACATATGGGATAGTAGTTAGTAAGTTAGAGTTTAATCTTCTGATTCTTCCTCTTCTTCTTCTTCCTTAGCCTTTTTGTTTTTCGGAGAACAAATAACGCCATGTCCTTTCTTAGACTTAACGGTAAGAGTTCCCGGAACGAATGAAACTGAAGTTGATACCGGTTTGCCATCCGTAACCAATACAGAAGTAACCACTACACCCTGATAGCCTTCCTTGTTCTTAACGGCATAACCAAAGTTCATTACCTTGGATTTGTCGTTAATGGCAATAACGTCGATTTGCTTGCTGTTAGGGCGTTGTTCAGCCGGCCGATTCTTGAGTGCCTCTTGACGAGCTTTACGTTTAGCTTCTTTTTCGGGGTCTTTTTCCTTATCCCCTTTCTTCTTGGAGTCTGATTTCTTTGTTGCCATAATTTTTAATGTTTTATAAGTTAATGGTTATTATAAGTAAACTTCTACGTTTATTAATAGTTGATAGTAAAGGTAGGGAAATTTCCCTACCTTCTTTTAAATCTTGAATACAGTTACCAGATTACTTTTTCCCTTTCTTGCCTTTACCTTTGGCTTCTTTCTTTGCCGGCAATTTGAGACCGAGTTCTTTGGCAATTGCTTTACGGAGTTTTTCGACGTCGTCTTCATCATAATCGTCTGGGTCAGTTTCAAGGTCTTTGTCGTCGCAGACATCCTCAAGTTCTTCGAAGTCCATTTCGGCAAGTTCTTCACCGGTCAGTTCTTCCTCTTCTTCTTCCTCTTCGGAATCATCATCATCATCATCATCATCATCATCATCATCACCTTCCTCATCGTCATCATCCGATTCCTCTTCTTCTTCTTCCTCTTCGGAATCACCTTCCTCATCGTCATCATCGTCAGCTGATTCTTCCTCTTCGGAATCACCTTCCTCGTCATCGGATTCAGAACCGAAAAGGTCTTCTGCTTCTTCGGCAGAAAGCATGATAGGAGCAGGAATAATCTTTACTGAGCCGTCTTCGTACTTAATGATGATTGCACCATTGATTTCTGTTCTGGAAACTTCTTTCAGTTCCACTTCTTTTTTCTTCTTAGCCATTTTCGTAATGTTTAAGTTGGTTAATAATTTATTTATATCACTCTGTTATAAGTTTCTTTACCAGTATGGATTTCTGAGTATACCCAGATTTTACTAATTCCTCCTGAGCAATATTGAATTGTTTTATCTCATCTAGAGTTGTCTTTAATTCTAATTGAGATTCAATGGTTATTGCCTGAGAGGCAAGTTCCTTGTCACCTTGATAAGTGACTATCTTAAACTTCTTACCTGCAAATGGGTTTGCTGGTTGATGTGCTGTGATTTTAAAACCTTCGTTATTATTCATTGCTATATTTAATTTTAGTTATCCCAGGAATACCCACCTTCCCAAATACTTCGGTATAGGATTTGTATTTCCCTTTTATCATTGTTTTATAGTTATCGGATAATCGAATTGGGTAGACCCATATTTTATTTTCTATCATCCTATTTGTCATTATATAAGCATAAGACCTTCTAAGTTTAATACTCTCTAATGGAACAAACCCTTGAAATAATAAAGACTTCTTAATAAACCTTTCTTTAGGCAAATACCCTAAAAATTTAAGTGATGCCTCATCGAATATTTCGAGCATATCCCTTTGGGCTTTAATAAATAGTACCTTTTGTATTGGGATGTTCATCTTCTTTCTTAAATATAAAGCCAATGAACTTACCAATGGAGGATACTGCAAGAATAACAGATTGAATTTATTTTTCTCCTCTTGACTCAGCCTGTTGTAAATCCTGTAGGATAGCAAGATTGATTTGTAATCTCTTTTGCCTTGTATACTTGGGAGATATGCCTTGCCGTTGTCCATAGAGTTTGATTGAGTACCTTTCATTGAATTCCTTTTTTCCTTTAGACTTAAAGACTCGGTGCATTTGTACCATAAATCTTCTTCTTCGGTGTTTATCTATGTGATATTCATCGGGCATTATGAACTTCCTTGCTTTTACGAATTTACCCTTAAACCAGAATTTAGTACTACCCTTTTTAAGAAGTTTACCATTCATATCGGATAATTCTCTAATGCCTTGTTTTATAAGTTTCCTCCCAGATATTATATGGATATACTGAAGAACATCTACACCATAAAGATAAACTAAGGTAACCTTTACTTGATGTCTAGTAAAGTATGGTATACCGGTTAGATGTTTCCTATATAATTTCTTTTCAGTAACGATCTTATTGGTAGTATCTGGTCTCCAAGTCCATATATAATATCTATCTGGTCGTATGGGTCCATTGTTACTTTCCTTTAGCTTTACCATTTATATTCCTCTTTGCCATTCTATACCAAAGATTGATAGATTTCTCATTTGCTTCGGGGAATTTCTTTTTCATTCTCCGAATAACTCTATCAAGTTCAAAACCTTTTGCAGTTAATTCGAATACATAAGATTTCTTTGTACCCTTGATAAGATTAAATTCATCCCTCTCTCTTGGTGGTTTCTTTTCTCGAGGTTTCTTTATTCCGGGAACTCGTTTTGTTCTCCTTTGCCCATTTTCCCCCTCTTCTCCGAGAAACCCAAGCCTTAGTCGAGAATTCCTTAATGGGTCATCTTTTGAATACCCAATAGTTTCCAATTGCTTATCCATCCAATCGTCATATTTATCAATTAACGATTTATCGGGCTTCTCTTCTGATACATTGATATAATGTAATAAGTCAAATACCCCAGCAGAACAAGCATCAGGGAAAGGCATCCCTAATATTATTGCCTTTCTCTTTAAATCCTTATAAGTCATGTTTCTCCCAGAAGCACCAAGGAAATTTGATTTCTCCTTGGATGGAGCTTTCATGTCTTTTCTACTCTTTTTTGCCATATCATTAATATTTTAAGTATTCATCTATTTTCTTTGCAAATATAAGAATAAATAATTTAATCTTATCTTATTTCTCTATTTATTTTTATAAAATCCGAGGTTTTTGCTCGGTTCGCAGCAGTGGATTTAGGTTTTTTATGCTTTCTCTTGATATGTGTGTTATAAGCCATATCCAATTTCTTAATATTGAATTCTATGTTGTTCACTTGATTATAGTTTACTGCTCTTTCCACACAGCAACGGTACTCTGGCCAGAATTTTTGTCCAAGCTTAACAGATTCGGTTTTAATCATGAACTTAGATACCATAAAACCAAAGGTATCAGCATCATCTTTAGTTTTAAATACATACATGTAGAATCTACTAAATTCATCTACTACTTCATCTAAAGGTCTTACTGGTAACAATAGATAACCATCGGTATATAGGTCCTCAGATATTAAAGCTACCCAATACTTTTTCTTTCCTGGTTTTACTTTATACCTAAACCTTTCCTTGAGTTTATTGTGCATCCAATCCGGTACTCTATTAAGAAGATACTTGATATATATCTTATCCTTCTTATTCGACCGCCTTTTAAATGCAGATGGCTGTTGTAGCATCCTTGGAAGTATTCTAAAGTTATTCCACCTATCAAATTCAAGAATTAATCTTAGAGTGTCTATGTCCCATTCATCATCAGACTCCTTTAACCTCTTCATGTTTCTCTCTATATTTTTAGAGTTTACCTTTGGGAGTAATTGAGCTGAGTCTCCTGTGAATAAGCTTGCTTCTTTTCTTTTTAATCGTTTCTCTAAACATCCCTCCATATAATCTTGGAAATTCCTCTCACAGGGGCAATCTGGTCGAAAAATAGAAGTGTGTTTCTCAAAAAAATCCGAGAATAGCCTAAAGAATTTCTCTGACCGTTCCCGGATTTCAAGATACTTGTAATGAGATAACTTTAAAATTTCACCAGCTTCCCATGAAGATTTACTTTCTGATAGTTGAAGGAATAATGATTGTTGTTCTTTATCAATTAAACAACTCCAGGCTTTTTGTTGAGCTTCGTTCATAATATTAAATTCTCCTATATCTCATTATACTATCAATTGCTTCATTGGTTATCTGATTAGGGTCATATTCCCCAGAATTAGCATAAAGCTTATCTGGGTCATGATTTAAATATACACTATAGATAACGTTGTCAAAAGGTAACCATACTTCCATTCTTCCCATTTCAGGGTATATAAGAACTTTTACTCTTTTACAAAGATGGTCAACCTCTAATACTGTAGCATCTACTCCCTCATAAGGATAACCCCGTAATACTAAGTAATCTCCAGGCTTTACATTGACTAAATCATCTACTGAAAACTTCTTATTCTCTCTAGCAATACGTTTAAATCGCCTTACTTCTTTTCTACTACAAGTAGCCACTAAAGAGAAATCATCAAAGTCTTCTGCATTGTCAATCCTTACCTTTTTCTTTCTTGGGTGCATTGTCTCGGTATTACGTAACCAAGTTCTGATACCAGATATATTCCTACGTAACTTATTAAGAAAGGGCCTTGAGAATGCTAATTTAGTGGGCATTCTCATAAAACCATAATTGAATAATACTGGTACTTCTTCGAATACCATCTTACCCTTTGTGGTTTTTCTTAATACGTTTACCATAGGAATAATTGCCTTGATTTGGTCATACCCCTTTTCTTTGAGTTCTTTATTGATTTTATCACAGTACTTCCTTTCAAGGTAAAATATACAATATGAGTATGGGGTATGCTTCTTCATAGGTTACCGGTTTTTAAGAATTAACTTAGCTTGTTTATGTACTAACTTATAGTTTACATTCTTCAATATATCACTAGCCATGAATACATAAAGAATCTCATCTATCTTTGGTACATCAATTACCATAATATTGGCTTTATCGAATAGGGGTTTATAGAATACGGAAGATAAATCCTTTCCAACTACAAAGAAAAATTCTTCTGATGGCATTGAATTATATCTCATACAGAGTATGGGAACTTTATTTGCTCTTTTTGCATCCTTAGAAGCTTGTTCCCAGAATTTCAATATATCGCATCCCTTATTACCTAAGAGTAGATGTTCAAACTTAATCTCTTTATAATTCTTGCATTCGATAGATATCTTACATCTATGAGCATGCCTTTCATCAGTACAGGTTAAATCGGAAGTGGAGTCCTTGTTTGAATGCCAAGCTCCACTCCCTGCTCTATTCCTTTCAAATTTGTACCCGGTCCATTTCGTAAAAAACCCGGCAATTTTTCTTTCGAATCGATTTCCTTTATTCTTAGAGTTCATAATATAATGGTGTATTGTATTTTATATACCATTATAGTAATTGGTACCTACTCAGGCCTTGGGTCTTTTCCACTTGCAGAATTTTGGTATTACCAAGAGGAAGTGAATCTAAGTGGGTTATCAAGAATAGAGTTTTCTCTTTGAATATGTGACGTATTAGTGAGGTAACTACTTCTACATTATCTGAACTTAAAGATTCAAATACCTCATCGAGAAATGCTAAGTTAATACCCTTAGAAGCCGTAAGAGCTTCATTCATTGCAAATGCCATTGCAACATTACATAATTGTTTTTCTCCACCGCTAAGTTCATCATAATCAATTATTTGCCCATCCCTTTCAATAAGAGTAACAAATTCTTTTCTAGCAGTGCCCAAATCAATATTAAATTCAATCCTAAATCCCAATACCTCTGAATACTTATCAAGGCATTTATTTAAGAACTCAAGGGATGAATCAAATAGATAAGCCTTAATCCCATTATTACCCAATGGGTCATTAATTAACCAGTTATAATTCTCTAACTCTAACTCTTTATTGTGAAAGTCTTCATCAACCTTCCGTAAATTCTTCCTAATCTCCTTAAGTTTTTGTTTATACTTTGGAGACATGACCTTAAGCTTTTCTTGCTTGAGCTTAGCCAGGTCTTCGTCAATAGAAGCAATATCAGAAGCAATATCATCACAGTCTGATTTTAATTTCTTATACCTATCATTTACACTACTAAGTTCTTCCAACCTTTCTAATGCCTCCTGATACTCCTTATCGTATTTATCAAGGTCAGAGAACGCTTTATATATTGATTGGGCATCACGTAATGCACGTTTGTAGTGACCTTCTTCTAACTGTATTACTAATTCTTTAATTACTTTCTTAAGAGGTACATTTGATAAATTCTTGGCATCTTTTATCTTACCCCTCAAATCAAGGATTAGTTCATTTTGTTTTTTAATCTTTATCTGAAGCGAAGCATCTACTTCATCCTTGATTTGTTTTTGTTTTTCAATTAGTAGCTTAGTTAGCTTTTCTCTATCTTGCTTTAACTCTCTTCTTTCTTCTTTGATTTTTTGCTTGAAGGATTTTTCTCTATCTCTCATATCGAAGTAAGCTTCCTTGTTAGCCTCTAATTCTTTCTTAAGCATTTGAGACTCATGCTCTACCTCGTTTATTTGAGATATCAAGTTATTTTTATCTTGTAATGCAATGCCTTTAGCAAGGTTTAAGAACTCTAAATCAAATACTTCTTCGAATATCTTTTTCTTATCAGAATTAGATTCTTGTATGAGTCTTTTTATACCCTGACCAAACATGATTGAGTTCATAAACAGAGTATATGATAAACCTATCTCTCTGTTTATAAAATCCTGTATCTTCCCCTTCCCTTTTATATCGACTATATCTCCATCTTTCATGAAGATAAGTCTGTCTTTGCCTTTAGCCCCATCATCAAGTACTCCCTCATACTTTTGACATCTTATTATCTTATAGGTATGTGAGTCTTTTTGGAAGTATACTTGAACTCTGGTACCTTTGTAATCTTTAGGTCTTACTTGTTTCCATGTATTTACCTCAGAAACTCCCTTTAGGTTTTTCCCATATATTGCCCATACCAAAGATGAAAGGATAGTGGATTTCCCTTTGCCATTCGGAGCTTTGATTAGTATGGTACAAGTTGGGTTTAATTGTAGGTGTAAGGATTCTATTGAACAAAATCCTTCTGCCTCTAAGTTTAAGAACGTTAACATGACTCAGCCTTTTTAAGTGTTTCAATTAATAGATTAGTTTTAACCTCATCTTTAATACCTTTCTCTCTTAGGTATCTCTTTGCTAGAGACTTCTTAGAAAGTTGCTTAGTAATCTTATGTTTATTATTAACTGGAGTACTAGCTTTTTGGGGAATTACCGTATAATAATTACCATCATCCTTAATATCCTCTTCCCTTTCTACATCGATAAATTTCGGAAACCTTTTTAATTCTACAAATTCCATGGATAGGTCTGAATAAAGTTTCCAATATCCAAGTTTACAATTTTTATCTGTCCTTCTTTGTTGATAAGGGGCTCCTATCATATATACTTTCTTTGAAAGTCTTTGGGGTTTGTGTATATGCCCACATAATACTAAATCAAATTTATTCAGAGTATTTACATTGAGATTTTCTACTGAGTTTATTTCCCTGCCATCAGTATCTTTTGCTCCTGGATAGTCAGTATGAAGCATAAGTATATGCTTACATCTTTTCTTATCTCCTACTAACTTAATCTTATTAAGATATTCGGATAAGCCAATGTTATTATCAATATAGGGAACTCCATATATATAGGTATTACCTATATGAACCCTTTTTAGGTCTATATTTTTCAAAAACCTATATATCCCAGAAAAAAAGATATCCCAAGAAAAAGAGGGTTTATCTATTCGGTTAATTCGGTTTAGTGTATGATTTCCGGATATATTATACATAATCCAGTCTTTTTCATCAAGCTTCTTAAATTCATCATGTAGAATTTCTGCTAGTTCACTAGAAATTCTATTTGACTCATGTAATAAATCACCACAAAATAAAGCAGGAACCTGATACTTCATACATTCATCGGATATAATCCTTAACACCTTAATAGCAGTATTAAGTCTAGTTTCATATTTTCCCCAAGAGTGTAAATGGAGGTCGGAAAATACGATAAATCTTAGTTTCTTAAGTGGGCCATTTAGATTACCATCTTTAGAAGCTTGTTCTGTATTTTCAGAATATGTACCCCAATAGAGATTATCTACCCAATTATGAATTCTTATATTATCCCTATGACATACACATGGCTTATTTAAAGGATTAGATATATAAGCTTCAGCTACTAACCTATGGATATAAGCTCTTCTTAATAGGTTTAATTTACGGATTTTTAATACGGCTTGTTGATACCCATTAGAGCGAGTGTATATTTTATTTTGATGATATTCATCTGTTAATCTACCCTTTTTGTCATACCTACTATATAACAAACCATCCCGGGTAATGTGATACCCGGGAAAGCCTTTTATATTATCAATCATTACTTCTTTCCCCATATCCTATCTAAATGGTAATTGATTTGTTCCGTTCTCATACCTAAATCGAGCTCAGATATACAAATAGTGGGTATTTCCCAATTTGCAAGCAATTCCCCCATAAGAGATGATATCTGAACTTGGAAGAATCTGTTAAGTATTCTCTTACCATTATCTTCCATTGACCAATGCTTATAAGTATCTAGATTTAATGGTAAGAAGATTGCTACATCACATTGATCTTCCATTAAAGTCTTACATTGACAGAAAAAATGTTCCATTTCACATTCTGGTAAAGTTCTTGATTGCTTATACCAAAAATAAGCAGCCAAATCTGCATAACTCCTATCAGTTACGAAGTATTCTCTATCCTTGAATAACCTATTCCTTTTGTTCAGAAGTTGAAAATCTGCTTTATACATTGCCTCCGAACCGAGGGATAATATTTCATTATGTGATACCCCTTCAGTAGCAGGTAATAAATCTGACATACTACCAGAAATAAAAGGTAGATCTTCTCTCTTAGCTACATACTTAGCTAAAGTAGTTTTCCCTATACCAGAGGGACCCACAAACATAATTCTCTTACTCATGATGTAATGCTTTAAATGGTTTTATAAATTCATTGGTCAAAAATGATGCTAAAGAGTATTCGATACAAAGTTCTTTGAATTTCTCATACTTAAACTTCTTCTTTGACTTAATTGGTAACTTATCCAATGGGTTATGTCTTACAAACCAGAAAAGGTCGATTAACTGTTCATTCCTTTTCCATATTTGAAGATATTCTTTATTCTTACTCTGGGCAATAAACTTCTCAATTCTACCCTCATCAAGGATTTTCCTTGCTTTTACTGGGCCTATACCCGGGAACCCTGGTATATCATCGGAAGTATCTCCAACCATTGCAAGGTACTCTACCGTTTCATGAGAATGATAACCGAATAATTCTTTGCAGTTATCCATTCTTATCATCTCATCTTTTCTGGGATTATATATCCTCAGGTTATTTGATAGCAACTGGTTAAAGTCTTTATCCGATGATATAAGTATCATTTTCTCGGATTGGAATTTTTTAATTGCAAGGTATGCTAAGAAGTCATCTCCTTCATATACTGTAGATTTCTTTTTATCGAAGATATAATTAATTCTTAGCATACCCAGCATTTTCATTATAATTGCCTTTTGCTTTTGCAATGATTCGTAATCTACAGATATATTTTTTCTATGTCCCTTGTAATTGGGCAATAACTTCGTCCTTACTGGTGAATGACCATTATCGAATGAAATATAAACCTCATCCGGTTCGAACCTTGTAAGATACATATGTAGAGATTTGAAAAATCCGAATATTGCCCCACTCGGTTTGCCATCGGTAGATTTAAGTTTTTCGAACTTATGAAAAGACTGATGGAGAATATTCTCTCCATCAATCAGTAATATTGTTTTCTTGCTCATCGTCCAAAATCTAATTCATAAAGTGAAACTTCTTGAATCTTTTCCTCTCCAAGATATACATCTAAATAATTCTCTGGTTGGCTATAAGCATCTAGATACCTAACCCTAGATTCCATTCTCAAATTTTTCTTAAGGTACTCTTTAATTACTTTCTCTATACCTTCTACCTCTTTCTTATTCATCGTCTTCCTCCTCCTCTTCTGAATCTGAATAGTTTTCATATTCTACACCATCGACTGGGAATATATTTGTTTCTATCTTCTCCAGTTGTTTTTTAGTAGTACCTATGGTATTTACTCCAGCTTTCCGTAAAAGTTTTCTACGAAGTTCATCGTCTTCTTCCAGAAGCTTTTGGAATTTCTCTTCTCCTCTTGCAAGAGTTTTCCCTTTCAATTTATACCCACCAGTAGTTTTTTCGATTACATCGGTATCTACCAATACATCTTCTAAAGCATAGCATCTGTCAAACCCGACTTCGTGGAATTTAGGATTGAAATATACAGGGCATTTGCTGATTGTAGGTCGAGGAGGAGCAACTTTATTTTTAATAAGTCTGATAGTGACAAGTTTCCCAGCTTTCCTTTCTTTCCCATTTTGTTTAATGGTAACAGACCTTCCCGAATAGAAAGCAGCTCTGATTGAAGCATAGAATTTGAGTGCAGCACCTCCTGTAGTTGTTGTGTTATCTTTTCCAAATCCGACATTTAAAGCAGTTCTTAATTGGTTAATATAAATCTGAGATACTCCCAGCTTGTAGAATAACTCACTTCTGATACGGAAGTATTTGTAAAGAGCCTTTGCTCTACCTCCCATCTCTGCCTTACCATCAACCATCTTAGCATCTATATTATCAGTACAGTCAGTAGCTGCAATGGAATCGATTACTAAGAGTATCGGTTCATTGTGAGTTAATTGAGAACGTAAATAAATTGCTAAGTCTGCTACTACGTCTGCAATATATTCAATACGGGTATCATTAACAATAGTTACTCTTGCAGGGTCTACTCCATTGATTTCAGCCCATGAATTCATCCAGGATTGTTCAGCATCTACCCAAATCACATGACCTCCGAGTTGTTGAGTAGCATAAGCAAAGTTATAAGCCACTAAAGATTTACCAGAGGATTCCTCTCCAGCAATCTCAACGATTTTACCATAAGGAATACCCTTACCAAATAAGTAATTCAAGGCAAAGAAAGTAGACGGTATATATAAATCGGTATCAGTTACTTCTGAAGCTAATTTAATCATACTCCCATATTTCTTTGCCATATCATTTGCTGTTGGTACTTTTAAACCAACCTTAGATTTCTTTGCCATAATGTAATGTCTTTAAACTAAAGAAGGTGATAACAGAACAAATCTAATTACCACCTTCGAATGAAACCATATTACTAACCCTTAAATATCCGATTTGTATTTTCTTTTCTTTTTCTTAGGTTCATCATCTTCCATGTAATGGTCTTTGTGAACTCCCTTTTTCTTTTTCTTCTTTGACTTATCGTCGTCATCGTCATCCCCATGGTCTTCGTTTAGATACTGTGAAAGTAAATCTTCCAACTCATCATAGGATTTGATTTGAGAACGAACTATCCCCTCAAGGTCAATTGTACCCTGATATTTCTTGTCCAATTTAGTTGGTTTGCAAGCACGGGCAGAATAAGTAGTATCTAGTTTACCAGACCCGGAACGAATTACCTTGATATCGTATCCAGTTTTTGGATCTGTCATATCACCTGCCTCATCTTCATCAAGGTAAAGGTCAATGATATCCTGGTATACTGAGCGAGGAACTAAAACTCCCTTATCTTTGCCTTCGTAATCTACCTTACTACCCTTTTCATCTGAGTAAATGATACCACCGATAACATATCTTCTTCTTGGTACCAGGTTCTTGGCAAGTTCCTTGTCATCTTCATCCTTGGAGTTTTTCAATTCTTGGTATTTCTCCATGAATGGGCAAGGTTCATCAAAAGTAGCCGGAGATATAACTCCTCCCAAATTGCCACCCAGGTAGAATTGAATAATTTCGATACCCAATTCTTGGTCATCACCCGGAGATTTAATTCTCATCCTCAGAGTTCCCTCTTTTGGATATACTAACCCACTACCATTTCCCTTGGATTCTAGCTGTTTCTTTCTAGCTAGCATCTTTTCTTTTGTAGAAAGTCCCTCTGATGAAACTTTCTTTTTCTTCTTGTCTTTTATCATAATGATTAGTTTTAATTATTCGGTTCTGAGTAAACTACTTCGTTCATACTCAATACGGTAAGAACGTTTTTCTCTAAAAGTTGTTTGAGAGCAGGAGATAGTTTGTCCGTTTCGAATTCAAGTTCTTTACCTGCATACAAACCATAGGTAACTATTCTACCTACAGCAACCAATTCTCGGTAGGTTTTGTATTCTTCGGTAATTTCCCCACTCTTTACTACAACCCCTTTACGAGGAACTCCCTCTTTTACTTGTTCAGGGATAATCAAACCGGATTTAGTTTGATTTACCTCCTTTGGAGATAAAATAAGTACCCGGTTTTCTGTTGGGCATCCAGGTAATTCTTGATTAAATTTCTCAGCTACAAGAGGTGAGATAAATGTCATTGAATAATTCATATTCTAATACTGTTTTTAAAAGTTAGTAATTAATTATAGTTCAATGGGTTAACCCTTTCTTAGATTCGCATTAATAGTTCTTAGTATATTCTCCCGACTCTCATAGGCTTTACATATAGCTATGAACTTATTTGCTTTTTCTACAGCTTTTAAGTATCTCTCATAAATAGAAGAATACTTCTTGTTAAGATTTGCCTTATGAGAAACATATTCGTTATTCCACCTTTCATTAGCATCCTTATAATATACCCAAGCATTGGAATAGGCTTCATCCTTTTCCCTTGCTAGTAAATCTCTTTCCTTTATATACTTATCTCTAAGAGAACAAAGAATATAATAACTAGAAGGAGATTCTCGTAGCTGAGAATTAATGATATTCTCATTGATAGACAATTCTTTTTGAATATCTATTTCTAGGGACCTACCCTCAAATTTAACCTTTAGTTTTTTCAGTTCCGTCTTCATAAACTTCTAATAGGTTTTTAAAGTCTTCTTTACTAAATTCCCCTTTGCTTATTGCTTTAGTTACTTGAGCAAAAGCCATTTGATAAGAGAGTTTCATACCGGGCAAATTAAGAAGAGATTTATAGATGCTTACCTTATCTACCAAAGCCATTAATCTTAAGTCGCATAAGTTATCAGTACCACCTCTATCGAGTAATGCTAAAAATGCAGCCCAATAAATATGGGTGGCATCTTCATAAGCAAGTTTACCATCCTCATCCGTAGCCATTACTTTAAAAGCCAATCCCTCTAAAGTAGTAAGATTAGTTTGTACTTGAGATAACTGAGTCTTTAATCGGTTAAGTAACATTTTTTCTTGTCCACTCAACCTTAGATTAACCACATCTAAATACTTAAGTAAATTTTCGATAGAATAACCTAAACACCCTGCAACCATATAAGTAAGGGCAGTTAACTTACTTGCATTATCAATCTCTTTCTGTGTTGCCATAATTCCATAAATTTATATTATTTATGTAGACATAGTATCTTCTCTTTTCACTCCTGTAATGGTAGATACTGAATCTGAATGCTTTATATTAGTTTTACAATTAGGACATTGTACTATCTTAAAATAATCGCCCGATTTTTTATAAACCCCAAAAGTTTCACTATTGTCATATTCAAATTCACAATCACATATTGGGCATTTAGCTCTCCATACCGTGGGTCCGTTCAAAATCTTTTTCATATTGCTTCATTTGTTTGTTAAAACGTTTCTTATACTCTGAAATAGGTATGTGTTTATATTTCTTATGTTCTTCCATATATTCTTCTACTGAGAAATCAGGTTCTAACATTTTCTTATAATCATAACCCGGAATAAAAGGTAACTCTTCTGCCATTGACCTACCAATAACAAACTCCATGTCCATTGTGACATCATCTATCTGAAAGCCGAAGTATGGCTTAGTTAATGGGTTCCTATAAATTTGCCACATCTCATATATACTCCAAATATTAATATTCTCTGGTTTAGTAATCTGATAATTAGCATCATGTACCAAACATACAGACTTAGTAGAGGGTAATTTACCTTGTCTCATTAAGTAGTATATGAGAATACTTCCAAATAAACACATATCAGATGCTGCTGATTGACATGGGAAATTTAATGCTAATCTCAAAGCATAAGCTTCTTCTCCCTTATCATTTGAATATATTTGGGGTAATCTTCTTTTCCTCCCAAATAATGATACCAGATGCCCATTCTTTCTAAGGAATTTCTCTTGTTTCTTCAAGAAGGTCTTCAACTTGGGGTGTTGACCAAAGAAGATGTCCATTTCCTTTTGGGCTTCTTCTGGTGTAACTATAATACCAGATTTTGGGTCAGATAGTTTTACTGCTAGTAATTTTGCACCAATTCCATAAATAAGTCCAAAAGCAATTTGTTTAGCTTGCTTTCTTCTCACCTTCCATATCTTATGTTCTGGATGATTTTCATCCTCATATATCTTAAGAGCTTCTTCATAGGGTATATGATATTTAGTAGCAGCAATTGCTAAGTGAGGGTCCTGACCAGAGTTAAAAGCATTAAGATAAGTTTCATCTCCAGATAGATGAGCCATAATTCTTAATTCTGCCTGGCTAAAATCACTAGCAATATATAAGGTTCCTTTAGGAGCTTTTAATTGTAATTTAATATTGGGGTCTACGGATGTCTTGGGAATTTGTTGAGCATTGGGTTCTGCAGAGGATAATCTTCCACTTGTAGTACCATGAATAAGAAATCTTCCATGTAATCTATCATCATCTTGAACTTTTTCATTCCAACCCTCTATATAGGTTTTATACATCTTCTCTAAACCTCGTAATTCAAGAAGCCTATCAAGGAAAATTGCCTTAGGTGAATCTGGTTTTTTAACGGTTAACCTTAGATTAGTAAGAGTCTCTTCATCTGTACTTGGTTTACCGGATTCATTATTCTTAATTACCTCAAAATGAAAACCTTCTTCCGAATACATCAATGCAGGTAAATCAACTGAACTACCCAAATTGATAGGTCTTATCAATTCTTGTTCCTTTTTAGTTGTGAATATACCAGCCTTGATATTTGAGATTTTCTGTTCCCTTGATACAATCTTTCGTTTATCTTTTGGATCATTATAATCTAGCTCCTCAAGTTCAGCTTCGATAGATTGAATATATTTATCAATCTTTTCTTGATTATACTTCTTTTCGAATTTCTTTACTCTTGGCAAATCATATATAGCTTGTCTAGCCGCATCTATTTTTGGTTTATATGTTTCCAGTAGTTGATTATTGAACTCTCTATCTAGATACAAACCATTCTTCTCTACTGAAGTGAGTACCCTTGATGCAGACATAATTAAATTCCTGAAGGTACTGTACAAACCAAGGTCAATCAGCTTCTTTTCAAAGAATATCATTAACCTAAGAGTATAATCCGTATCTTGACATCCATAATGGCAAAGTGGGTCTAACTCTTTTTTATCCCAAGGTATTTTATCGAAAGCATCTTGCTTCTCATAATTACCATACTCTGGTAAATACCTTCTTACCATTGATTTTAAATCATTAGGTTTTTCCTCGTTTAGTAGATATTTTGCAAGCATACCATCTAAACAAGTACCTCTATAGAATATTTGATATTTCTGGTTTATCTGGTCATCAAATTTCCAGTTCCATGCAACCTTGGTTATCTCATAATTCTCAATTACCTCTTCCCCAAATTTCCTTAGCATCTTCTTCCAGTTCCATCCGGGTGAAGTATATTCTTTTGTTTGGAAATGGTCTAAGGGAATAGAAGCACCAAATCCTGGCATCCAAGATACTGAGAGTATAGTTGGCTTAAAACCCCTATTATATATGGGTGAACCATCAGTTTCATAATCCACACTGGCATATCCGGTATACTTACATAGTTCAATAACTTTTTTAAGCATACGTTTGTTCTTAATAATTACATATCTAGTTTGCATGATTGATGTCTCCCATCTTTAACACATTGTTGAATATTCTCAGATTGAGTACCCCAGTAAAGATTTTTATAAAAATTATTCTTAGGATTATTATCTTTATGACATACAAATGGTTTATTTAATGGGTTAGGTATATAAGCTAAAGCTACCAACCTAGACACTTGTACATAATGTCTTTTACGGAAATCATCCTGTATTACTAACCTATAATATCCCTTATGGTTAGTTATTCTAGTTAATTCCCTCCAATAACCCACTCTGTTTAAATCTCCAACACCAGTTTTAGATTTTCTACCTAATCCAACTCTTCTTCTGGTATATACCCGACCTCGTTTAGAAACATAATAACCAGAAAATCCAGGTATATTATCCATGAACCTTTTACGCAAGATTACTGGAAAAGATGATACATGTTTTTTCTTCATATATTTATAAATAGAAAAAGGGACATACCCACCAGTAGTAGATACATCCCTCATTATTAGTATTTCTCTTGTAAGTCTTCCAGATTAGATGCTAATGCTAACCAATCTTTCTTATAAGCATGGAGGGAATCAATAGTATGATACAGATAACCGGGTTTAACTCCAACCTCGTTAGCTACGTATTTCATAAGTCTCCATGCAAGGTATACATCATTACCAAAGTGAGTAACAAAATCCGAACTTCTTTGGTGATAGCAAATATGTAATACCTTCTCTCCTTTACCATTCTGACGGATAAGGAAATCATAATACATAGAACATGGAATACGTTGTCTACCACCATAGTATAAGGTATCATCATGCTCAAATATTGGTATAATTGCTTTTCTTGTATCTGGGTCTCTCTTTAAAAGACGAACTAAATCTTTTATTAATACTTCACCCATTCTCTCATTGTATGTGTAATCGAACCTACCCTTTTCATCAAGGAATTGTTCCCATAAATCTTTTCTTAATTTCCAAGCTTCTCCTGGATTTATATCATTAGGGGATATTCTTTCTTGGAACTCTGCATCTGCCCATTCTCTTGAATGAGAGAATACGAATAACCATACCGGGTCTCCCAATGAAGTTAAGCAATATTGTTGGCAAATGAGTTCTTTAGTAATAAAATCCTCATTACCTTCAATGACTTTATTTTGATAGGTCTTTGGTTTTACAAGTTGACCATAACTGTTGAGTTCTCTGCCCATTTCGGACATTAACTCAAAACTGTTAGAATATATCCTCATATTATATAAATATTTAACTGTATGACATTGTAGAACTAACCCAGGTCATATGCCAGTAGCGATATACAAAATCATCAAAATCCTCTACCTCTTTTAATAACAAGGGTATATCTGGTTCTCCCCCGTTCTTTTTAATCTCAAAAACTTGGTAATAGAATTTGTTTACTAATCCTATACGCTTCTGATTTAAAAATTCCTTAGCTTCCATTGTTCTTTTGTTTTAAAAGTTTCTTCTTATAGGCTTTACGTTGAGAGTAAGAAATTACATTCTCGGGATATTCAATATCTTCGTATTCAAGAAGTAATTCTTTTGCTTTCATTGATTTATATGTTTCCTCATATAAATCTGGTCTGAGCACTTTAAAACTTCTAAAGAATACCTTGAATGAAGAGAATTCCTTCTCTGTACCCTTTTGGAATTTCTTCCATATTTCTTTTATTCTCTTATTCCAAGCATTCTCTTCTGCCCCCTTAAGTACCTTCTTCAATGGCTTATGGGTATGATACATTAGAAGTGTCTCCACATTTCCGTACATTTGAGTCGCGAATAGGTTGATTTGTACTGACTGGTCCGGCCCATATACGTACTCTGACATTCGTTGAATTAATAGGAAATCGAATATTAACCTCTTGGTAATCTCCGAAGCCCGAACTACCATTGTAATAACTGGGATGTCTTCCCCGAATCGTTTTGAAAAAGTCGCAGCTATTAGACATTGTTTACCATTATCATGATGATTGTTAAACATATAGGTTATATTGTAATTCTGATTGTACTTATTTCTCAGTACTCTAAGTTTACTACGCAACAAGTCAAGCTTATTAAAATCTATGTAGTTATTCAATAAGCTAGTCCACTTAGTTTCTTTGTAATTGAAACATCGCCCATAATCAAATTCTGGGTCTACCCATGCTTTTCGTATCTTTATAAATACGTTATACACTACTGCTACCCCACTATTAGCCATAGCCCCCTTTCTAAATAAAGCAGGCTCTAATCTTAGGAATCCCTCATTGAGTTTTTCCCATGCCTCTTGTGAAGTAGCAAATTCTAACGAATGGAGGGACTCCTCCGGATTAAGTTGGAGTCCCTCTAATTTCTTATTCCACCCTGACATTAATAATTAGTATTTTGTCTCCATAAATTGAGACGTTGTTTTTTAAAGAATAAACTAAATAATCCGCAAGGAGTAAACCCATTCATGGCTAAGAATCCCATATAGAGATAGAATGACTTTACCAAAGATTCCTGAAAATCTATTTCTTTGGTCATCACTTGAGTTTGTTTCCAGGGTCTACATTTAAGGAAGTTCCTTGCTTTATTGAGTTCATATATTACTTCCCATAAATATAGCTTCTCGTTTTCATGAGATATCTCGCTCATTTCATGAAAACCTGGGGTATAAGAAACTATCTTATCATATTCTGCTCTATCTTCTCTTGCCCAATCAGTTGGACTTAGTATAGGGTATTTCCTTACACTTCGATGGTCTGGGTACTTGATGAGTAAGTCTTTGACTCCAATTGCCATTACCTCAAATAAACTCTTTGCATCTTGGTATTTTAATATATCTTCTGGCAATATATTAGAATACAAAAGCAAAGTAAAGAAGAATCCCAAGGCATCTGCTTGTTCTTCATTTGCATTTGCTAGATGATTTAATACCTGAGTATATTCCTCTGAGGTTAAACAATCATTATTCCATCCATAATCACGATATATAGATACTACTTCATCGGTAGATTCGAATCCTTCAGTTAACTCTTCAATAACTCTACCAATAAAATCCTTTAGAATAACTTGGCTCTTTGGATTATTTATATCTAATGGGTAATCTGGTAGCTTTTCTATGGATTTATACCCAGAGAATTGCTCTATCCCAAGAACATACATTTCCTGTAGTACCCGTGCCTCAGTTTCTTCTACCTGAGGCACTTGTTCATTTATATTCCTGATGTCCATGATTATTTACTTCCTGATGAACCAAAACCATTCCCTCCTCTACTTCCCCACATCTGGGATTCAGTATAAAATTCCTCTTGTTGAATCTCTTCTGGTTCAGTAATATAGATAGGTACATGAATAAATTGTACCAGCTTCTGGCCAGCTTCAATAACCTGGGCTTCTTGAGAAGTGTTGTATACTCCAATGTGTATCTCTCCAACATAGGGAGAATCCACTATCTCGGCAGTAAAGATTAATCCTTTCTTAGTAGCTATACCAGATTTGTTTGCTGCCATTAACATAGATGCAGGAGGTTCTAGCAAACCTTTGATACCCGATGGGATAAGTATCCTATGCCCAGGTTGTAAAGCTATATGCCTTACGAAATGTTCACTAAAGGGTATATCCAAATCATATCCTCCTGAATCAAATTCATTCTTAGAGTGGATATCCTCTGAAGTCAAGTTGGTTGGTACATAGAAATCTAACCCAGCATCATTTGGGTTTGCTCTGTTGGGAGATACTACCTCCCTTACTTTGATAAATCTAAATCTGTTCATAATATATTACATTTACGTAAAAGTTGTCCAAAGGTTAATTTCTCGGGTCTAGAAACATGTACTCCCAATGAATTACACATCCTGATTACATCGGTAGAACCTTCCATACAAAGGTTAGCAAGTACATCTTCTTGCTTTACAAAATAGTTTGGGTTGTTAAGGTATACCTTGAACATAGCCCATATCATCTCTATTGGTTTCATTATTTAGTACACTCTTTATAAAGTTCTCTAATACGTTTTCTGGGTACTTCGAATTTCTCAACAGTTTTGGTAATAACTTCTTTTTTGTCTTTCCCTTTCCGAATCAAGCCTCGGATGTATTTCTTGATACCAACCGTATCTTCTAATACATCCAAATCCTTGTATTGATTCTTCTGTTCTAGCTCTTTCCTTGTGATATTCAAGTTCTGAGACATCTTGAATGCACATAGCTCTGAGTCTCCGCATAGCTTACACTCTTTAGTTGATAGGTCATACCCAATACCGAAGCAAGGGTCTCCATTAGTTCCCAGAGTACTAACATCTATGGGAGTAAGGATATCTTGCTTCGATAAGTCAGGAAGTTGTTTCTTTTTCTTAGCCATTATATATCTTTTTTTTACGTTTATAAAATGTATATTTCACTGTTATCTTCTATGGGAACATAGGAATAACCGATGTTATTTATAAATAGTTCCCTGAGTTTATATAATTCTTGGTATGAATTTCTATCATAGCTCTCTTGACATACTTTGACTACCATACCATTACTCCAGTACAAACAAAAGAAATGAGTAAAACATTCGGGAGTATTTTGAGAAGTTTCCAAGCTTGATATCCATATCAAATCTCTACAGTTGAATACATGTTTAGGATTATGTACCTCTCCCACAACAAGAGACTTAAACCATTCTTTAATCTTCTTCATCATAAGTGTAATTAAGGTGTTTACAATGGGGACAGACCCATTCTTTTAAATGCCATCCCTTGATTTCTAAATCCTCTTTATGAAAACGTTTCTTACATGAATGGCATTGATAGCCATCCTTAGAAAGTATGAAGTCTAAAGCGAGTATTATTATCATAATAACAACCGCTGTAATTAAAATATATTTCTCCATCACTGAAAGCCTTTAATTTTCTTTTTAGTGTTATTGGGTTTCCTTAAGAGTACCCAGCAATAAATACCCGATGCAGAGATTTGGATTATCTTCCAACCATCTGATAATAGAGTAGTTAGTTTATTATCATCCTCATCTCTGATACATATTAGTTTATCATTATTCATAATGCCTATATGCTTATTAATTGTAATCTTCTTTTCCTCCTACGGAGAAAAAGTAAATACTCATAGTACTTCTAGTTAACTCTTAATAAGGCTATGGTTAGGATGTTTCTTCCATAGCTTATCTAACAGTATTACTTTCAATTCTTGTCTCTGATAATATTGCTTCCGATGTTTACCGTGCCTATCTAAATAATTCCCAGGATAATGAAGGTCATCAAGGTATACCTTATTTTTAGATTCATCGGTTCTTACCAAACGACCAAGGAATTGAATGGATTTTTCTTGTGAATCCATACTTGCGGTATTGAGTAAGTACTTAAGCTTAGGAAAGTTTTTACCTCGAGCAATGATTGTAGTTGATACCAGGATATCTATTTTACCTTCTCTAAAATCCTTCATTATTTGTTGTCTTAACTTAGAAGGAGTATTAACATGCACATAGGCAATATTATAGGCATCGCCCAGTTTCTTTTTAAAGAACTTATATAGATTTTCACAATGTGCAATATGCTTGCATACTACGAGAGCAGGGTATCTGCCTTGATTAAGGTTCCATAGTAATCTATTATAAGCCATTAACCAAGCTGTATAACAATTGGTGATTGAATCATCGTATATTTCCTTATAGGAAATACAATCAGATTCCCAATTACCATACCAGGGTTTACCAGGTACCATCTTTACAACGGTTTTTGTTGAGTAACCCTTTTTGATAGAATCCTTAAGTTTAAACTCGGCAATCACTTTACCAAAGAAACATTCAAGGTTCATATTCTTAACTTTATCCTTAGCAAGCTTGCTCATATAAATGGTACCAGATAATCCTATACGAATTCTGGTATTAAATAACCGAGTGATTACATTCTGATATTGCTTACTACCTCCCTGGTCAGCCTCATCCACAAGTACCATGTCTATCTGAGATAATTCTTTTTGATAGAATCTCATGTTCCTCGAAATAGACTGAACCATACCTATGGTGAAATTACTCCAGTTTAAAACCTTACCTTGAACAAAAGTGATATCTTCTCCGGGAAGATATTGCTTAAATTCTTCTCTAGCTTGATTTAACCAATCAGAATCATTAGTTATTAGCAAAGTCTTTAACTGCTTCTTATAGGATAAATATAAAGACGACATGATAAGTGTGTTATGAGATATGAATCCATTAGATAGGTAATTATGATACTTAGGTATCTCCATATCATAACATGGGTATTTATCTAAGATTTCTATCTTATCTATTTTATCCCAATAACAATTACTAGAAATATTTAGTAATTCTGTAGCTTTATCATTATTAGAGCCTAAGAATTCTACTAAACAATTAAAAGCAGTTAAAGTTAATCTATTATGATGACTTACCTGTGTACTTATAACTCTACCATAGGTTTTTCTAAACTTACCTTTTTCTTTCCAAGAAAGCTTATCATAAAGTTCTTTAGCAAAATTACTAAAAGGTAGTTTATTACTGTAGTTATTCCGTTGAGAATTGCTAGGAATACATTTTCTTTCAATCCTCATGGGTATTATTTCTAGAAACTCATCATAAAATTCGCTATGAATAGTTATTCTATAAGCTATACTCTCTTTACCATTACATGAAGTCTTCTTGGGTTTAAGACAACAAGCTATTCCTAAAGATAATAAAGCTTGTTGTACTCTACGAGCATTTTCAAGATTTACAGTAGTAAAAGATAAGGATCTTCTACCATGAGATGATGAATTATGCCCATCTGTATCAAATAAACCTGCTATATAATTCCTTAAGTCATCATAAGAAGCCTGAAGAATCTTATCGGGTATGTACTTTTCATGGGCAGTACCAATTAATTCTGGATATTCCTCTTGAAGTAGTTTAGCAAAATTAGTATCGGATTTAGATATATGAAAACCTTTAAATCTTTTGTGGGGTTTTATTTCTACATGAGTTTTACAGATTTCATCCATAGTAGCTTTAACTACTTCGGCTACTTCTATATCTTGACCTGATATAGATATGTTTATTTGATTTTTAGAAACTTGATGAATATGACCATCTCCGGATAAAGCTCCCAAAGTATAGCTAAGGTTTTTACCTATGGTATTTTTAGAATGAGTATATTCTAAGGAGATAGGTAAACAATCCCCTTTCTTTAAATCCTTGACATATACCCATTGTAGATTATCTCCATAATAAGTATATAATCTGTGATTTTCATATCCACAGATTAGAGTATAACCCTGAGAAGTAGTTATCTTTACTACCTTAATCTCATTATAAACTCCTGCATTGGGTTTTACTAATACACCTTCTTTAGTAAGGACTTTACCTTTATATCGTATCTTACCTGTTTCAGAAACGATTTTTTCTATAGGTAATAACCCATCCTCAGTATGTATTAGGGTACCCTTACCGGTGCATTTACCTGCATTAACAGTGTAATCTAATACGCCAATATGAAAAGGTGTATTCCCTACCTTATTATTGATAACTGCCTTAACAGCTTTCTCTTGCTCTGGTCTTAATTTATATTTGCCTATATTCGTAACTACTTTACTGACTTTAGGTAAAGGTTGTCTCATATCTACAACTTTAGGTTTAATCCCCATCTCAATACACATATCGTATACCTTGGGAAGTAAACCTATTTTAAATTGCCCAGTCTTGGTGATGTAATGAATCTTACCATCCCAATTCTGCATACCTCTTTGCCTTGTACGTAAGTAGAAAGCATTCGGATGTCGAATGGCAAACTCATTATAAAGTTTCTGTGCGAACTTAAGAGGTAAGTCAAGTTCGCACATATTCCCATTCTGAATAATTATCTTACTCATTTGATAATTACCGTTACACCCTTAGTGGCTTTATCCATGCCCATTGCTTCCTTAAGAAGTTTGATATGATGTTCCTCATCGGCAATCAATTTCTCAAGGAAATAATTCACATCATCGTAATCTGGACGTTCCTCGTATTGAGCAATTGCTCTTTGGATTTTCTTGTAGTGACCAATAGTTTCTATCTCGGAATTCAAAGCAATCTTTAAAGCTTGTTCCCAAGTAGAACCAATCTCAATCGTAGGATTAATATTCATGGTAGAGTAATCCTCGTATGGGTCTGCCCTTTGTAAGAAATCAGATATCTTATCAAGGTGTCTCATCTCTACCAAACCAATACCCAACATCAATTCTGATACCTCCTCGAATCTAGAAGACTGTTGGGTATACATAATAATTGCACTTAGTTCTGAGAACTTGGCATTCTTCCAAATCACATAGAACATATTAATTATCTCATCAGGCCAAGGGTCGATATCCTTAAAATCTGGATAAGTTACCGATTGGTCTGAATACTTGAGGACATCTATAAAAGCATTAGCTGCATCCTCCACTCTGTTCCCTAAAAATTGTAAGCCTTTCATACATTTAGTTATTTATAGAATCCCAAAGACTCCCCTCTACTGTAGGTTCATCTCCAAGAAGTTGTTTATTCTTATACTTATATAAATACTTATTGTATCTTTCGATTGATTTATCCGTATACATTTGTGCAATATCTGGTAACCCATTGCACCATGCAAGAGATTCAAACTGAGCATCTATGAATGTCTTATAATCCCAGCCCTCCTCTTTTAGGAATTCACCTACCTTTGCAAAGTGTACATACTTCTCAGGTTGATTTTCATAAGACTCATATATACCAGTTGCCTTAGCAATCTTACCTATGAAATAATCATGTATCTCTTTAGTAAGTTCTAAATCTGAATGTTGTAATTCTATCTCAGCATCTACCTGATTAGTAATGTTCTCCTGCATGGATAATAACCTTTGCATAACATTACGATAATCAGTCATCCTCTTTAACCCAGTCTCAATGTATTTGATAAAACCTTCCCGGGTATCAAATTTAAAATCTTCACAAAAGGTATTACATACTTCTGCAAGCTTTTTACAATTTGCCCATTCTCGGGAATTACTCTCATTTATTTTACGAACTCCCCTATGCTTTAACTTTATACGAGTTGCGTATAAAATATCAGCAACAAGGGCAGCATCTCCCTTGGATGCTAGTAAAATGTTATTAACTTTCTTAGTATTCTTATTGTTAGAAACTAAGACTGCTCTATGATTTATTGCCTCCTTTCGAGCAATAACAAAAAAAGCCTCAACTGGGAAGTTATCTACCTCTAAGGTATTTAATATTTCCTCAAACTGAGACTTAGTTATATGGATAGATGGTTCACGCATAAATGTATTATTTTATAATATAATAGGAACTCATTACTCCAAAGAGTTTCTGATTTGAATCAGTTCTTGATAACTTTGATACCTTGTTTGATATACTAGCTTAAGTGTTTGTTTCTTTCCCAAATCATTTACATCAAAACCCTCTGGAAGAAATACTACCTTGACTTTTTTATAAGCTACTAATTTAAGTGCGAGATTAACAGCATAAGACCTGGCATCGGGGTCTAAAAGGATAATATATCTTTGGCACTGGGATTTAAGTAGTTCATTGACTTGGTACTGACTAATAGCTTTGCCCATTGTGGCAATTGCTCTATCCCCAATTGTGAGAGCATTAAGTGCCCCTTCGCAAATGAATACCGACCGATACATCTCCAACGCGTCATGATTAAAGATGATAAATTGTTTTCCCAAACCGGTGATGTCTTTGTCTGGGTTATTATATCTGGGCCCTTTGCCGATAACATTTCGAGCATTGTAATACCTAAGTTGTCCTCGATAATAAAACGGGATGATAAGGTACCCATATGTTGAGCCGCTTGTTCCATAGCCGATACCGTATCTTGAAAACTTCTCGAGGCTAAATCCGCGTTTCTTGATATATCCCCGAATGCTTTTTGCAAGTTGGCTATCCCCGAGCGAAATGTTTCTAAATCCCTCAGGGAGATATACTGGCTTACTTTCGGCAAGTTCGATTTTCTCTTCCTTAAACTGTAGTTCATCAAATTGGCCATTGTTCAAAAAATTAATTAGTTCATGGTACTCAGTAAATCCTTCTATATCCATTATTAGTTGAGCAGGAGAAGGATGGGCATTACATCTAAAACAATTGGTTCTATACATAGAAAGGTTAACTCCCAACTTATGTTCTCTCCCACAATAGGGGCAAGTTGGTATACGCATCCAGCCATGCCTATAATCATAACCTCCTAATCGTTTAACGAAGTAAGTTCTTAGTCTAGATTTAAACTGGTTTGTTATTTTCATAAACTTCTATTTTTTATTAAGATTAAGTATATCCTTTCTAGATATGGGTACTTTACCTTGAGGTCTAAATCTATTATCCCTGATACACTGTTGTATATTTTCTTTCTGTGTACCCCAATAAAGATTAGTATGTATATTATTGCAAGGGTTATTATCTTTATGACATACATGAGGTTTACTCTCTGGGTTAGGTACCCAAGCTAAGGCTACTAATCTAGAAGCCTGAATCCTTTTATGTTTATTACTATCTCTTAATATATGATATATCCTACCCCGATTGAGGGTACCTTTTAATAACATCCATACTTTTCTTTTAGGGTAGTATCTATATAACCTACTTCTCTTAGAAATATAATAATCTGGCCACCCTACTATATTAGAGATTAACTTTCTTTTAGATATCACCTGATTTCTTCTCATACTTTTCTTTATTTGCAGAGGGATTATCTTTAGAACTCTTCATCATAGAATCTAATACTCCAGAATACACTTCATCATATTGTTTACGTTGTTCCCTTGTAAATTCCGTACATCTTTGCCTTTCGACATCGCATTTGAATAATGCTCTACCGGAAGGAAGACCATCCCTTTGTACTACTATCTCAGCTCGAAGAATATTATCTTTTTCTTCTTGCTCAGTAGAGTTAAGACCCATGATAACCTGGGCATTACGAACGATTGCAATTGAACCAGATATATCATTCTCATCATATCTAGTAAGCCTATGCTTTTTACCTTCACGAGTAATGTGATGAGCAGTCCATATAATGTCTAAATGTAATTCCTCTGCCAGATTCTGAAGGTCTACATATACATTAGATATTCTTTCAAAATCTTCCCTATCCCCCGCTATTGATGCAAGTTTACCAGCGTAGTCAACCATAAGAACTTTAATATCGATTCCTTGATTACGAAGTTGAATTATCTTTTCCCTTATATAAGTGGTATTAGTAATCATCGCTGGTACACGCTCAACTACTAATTCAACTCCAAACCTTGCAAGTTTCCTTAAATGCTTTGCCTCAAGTTTATCATATTCACCCGAGTATAATTCCTTCTTAGTTTTATTAATACTTGATTGAATGAAACGGTCCATAATTTGTTCTTGACCATTTTCTGTATCAATATATAATACAGACTTCTTCATTCTAAGATAACCTCTTGCAAGATTTACCATGAAGAATGTTTTCTTTGCTTTAGGTTTATCCAATATCACATTAACCGAATGTTCTGGATAACCTCCTGCATTGGTTAAATCATTCAATTGCCTAAATGGGCATGGTAATACTGAAGGTTCTGATTGCCTTCTAAACTGTCTCTCGGTAATATCTCGAATCATATATAGGGGTTCATCCTCTTTCTTAGGTTTACTTTTCTGAAGTACCTTTTCAATCTTCCTCGAATATTCTTCGTATTGTTCGAAGTTATCCAAATCAAAAGAATCATTTAAGTTCTTCATCTCAACATAGGTAGAGAACTGATATATCTTTTCTTTTATGTAATCAGAATCCGATAGTGGTATATGATAGAGATTACTTATTAGTTTATTGATATTAGGTATATCATCCTTAGTTACCAAATCCACATAGGTTTTGGATTCTAGTAACTCTTTTAATACTTCCTTTAAGATATTCTCGGAGGGCATTCTGCCTTGCTTCTTAAAATATTTTGATATACCTTCGAAGATAAGGGAGTGTTCTATGAGAACCAGGTAATTGGATTTAATCCTTTTGAGTACTAATCCCCCTTCCTTATCTTTTAAAACAAACCTGAGTATCTCGAATTGAAACTCGGGAGAAAAACTGAACTTGATGTTGTCTTTAAATTTCTTCATATCTATATTGCAATATTATATAAACTAATAGATTTTGATAGTACCGAGATAGTTCTAAGTATGTTGACATCTATCTAGAAACTACTAATCCACTACCTTAAGCTCCCGAATATTTAATATTATTATTTTATATAAGAAAAAATACTTATATTTGCATAACGAATATTTAAAAACATGGGAAAAAGTAAAGGAAATAACGGTTCAGAGCTTCATAGATTAAAACCTATGCAGGAATATGATGAAGCTACATTCAATAGACTTTATAAAGTCTGTAAGCCAGTAATCAGAAATCTTACCCGTCAGATTGATTATAAACGGTTTAATCTTACACCGGATATTATCCAATCTTATTTCTGGGATAAGATGTTATTTGTTTTCAACAAATACTATGGTGAATGTACTGAAGAACATCTTAAAGCAAGAATCCTTGCATCACTTAGTACATTCAAAAATAAATTGCTTCGTTCTGCATACGGAGAACAAGCCGAGTATAATCAAAGTCTCTTTAAACTCGATGACTTATTTGATAATGATAAGGAATTAGAGGATGATAATGAAGAAGAGAAAGCTAAATCAGAAATGCTCGATATGATGTATACCTATATGAAGGATAAGCTTTCACCTGATGCCTATCTTTTATTTGAGGTATTAATTACTCCTCCACCCTTTATCAAGGAAAGACTTGGGAATAGTACCCGTATTACTAATATAATGCTTATAGAATTTTTCGAAATGCCTAAGACAAATGACTCCATGAGATATATTTCAGAACTTAGGCAAGACATACAATATTGGGAAGACCGGGCTAAAGAAGAACTTAAATACTAAACACAAAAGAAAAGGGACGTTTCCCAACGTCCCTTTCCCAATTGATTTTTACTATGCAAAACACAGATTGTAAACGAATGTTTACTCTTAAACAATACAAATAATACACATGAGTTTTAATACTACTAAATAACTAATAAACAACTTTATGATGATATTTTTTGGATATATCGTAATGTAATAGTCGGTGGCAATTTCTCAATATCCAAAGTTTCTACCGAAGTTTCTTGTAAGAAAGATTCCCCTAATAGATTCCAGCTTACTACGATAGCACCATCCTGAATACCCTTGGTAGGAGTTCCTCTACCGAAATCACCATTCAATCCTGTCTCCCTATTAAAGAAAGATTGAGGACGAACGTTCTCCCAGTTATTGGCATTATCTTGTTTACCTTTAGATACACCAAGAGCATGCCTATGCTTAGGAAGGTCATCACCTTTAATAGAGATTAAGAAATTACCCTTAGTTGGTGTATAGTAATCTCCAACATTCTGTAACATTACTTCATCCCCAATTTGAACACCTCCAGCTTGGTAACCAATAACTATTCTACCAGCTGCCTTAGTATATTCTGCCCAACCATCGGGTATTACATCGGTTTCCCAAAGAATAATAGAACCGATTGGTAAGTTAGCAGTACTCAGAGATTCAGAGAATTCTTTTCTGATAGCCTCAATTTGACTATCAATGTATTGCTTGATATTTAACTTAGTACCAGATTCATCTACTACTGGAAAGCCTGAATTTATCTGTTCTACTCTTTTCACTGATTCTTTCATCATACTCTGGGCAGCAGTAGTATAAGGGATTTCTTGGAACTTACCCTGATAGGGTACGATAGCAAAGTTCTCATTTCGTTTAGTCATTGCATCAGTACCCTTACCATATACTCCGATAAGAACAACCGAAGTTTTATTATTAGAGTAATAAGGGCAAGCACTCTCTACCATCTCTAGAAGATTGCTATAGGTCATATCGTAATTAGAATATACATCATTATTAATGATATCCGGTGTACGATTCTCTTCGGCAATCGGATAATAAATATCCAGAGACTTTTTAAACAAGGTGTAGAAGCTTTCGGAGGATTCATTCCAATAAGCTACAAAGTCTACTGGATTATCTACTGGTTCAGAAATAGTAGTATGTACTGCAAAGAGTAATACTTCTTCTGTTGAACCTTGGGTACCTTGGATGTTCTCAATAGTAATCGTTTGTTCATCGGATATAAATACATACCCATCTCTTGAAATACATCCAAAGTTCACGTCTGGCAATTCCCCATCTTCCGAAGCCTTTGCCATATACCTTGCCATAATCCTATCCTTGATTACATTGGCATACTTACTTCCAGCAACTCCCTGAGGAGATACCACTAACTTGTTACCATTTATGGTAGCCGAGCCAAATCCACAGAATGGCCCTAAACCAGAAGGAGCAGCAATTGCCTCTGCTGCTTCCTTTGATTTAATAATACCTTCATACTTAAAGTACGTCTTCATTGTCCTTAGTATTTTTAAATTGATTTTTCTGTTCTGACATATCTTTAAATGCTTCACCTACATCCTTGAACTTGAGGGTTAACAATTTAAAGAGTATTCTCCATATACTGTGCCGTTTCTTAATACCATGTATTTCACAGATGTGTCCATATATACTATCTACTTCGAAACAGTAGCAAATTACCATAACCGTTATTGATACTACTATTGGGTTCATCCCATAGGGTTCTCCAATAGCTTTACCAAGTACAGCACCAAGTAGAACATAGCAGATATAATCTACTATCTTGTTTAGAGTTCTTCTTCCAGCTCTAGATTTTCGAATTTCGATTTTCTGTAACCTACTTACAGATAACCCAAACCATAAGTCTGATAGGATTAGAATTATTGCAAGGATTATCATCCATCTCAAATCATACAAGATTTGTGTACACTCTCCCAATATACCCACAGTGAATGTCTTGAATAAAGACTGAGTTGTGGTCTCTGTTACTCTATCGATTGTTGAATTTATCATTGTTCTACTATTTGCCAAGATTGATTACTGTAAGTTGTAATGGTAAATGTTTTCTCTGAGAGGTCATCATGTTCCCATTCTAACTTTTGAGGACTAACACTTAAAAGGTCTGCATCTACTACGGTGAACTTAGTTCTCTTCGAAGTATCTACCACTGATTCAAATATATACTCTCCAGCTTGTGCAGTTACAAATTCATAACCAGCACCACCTGCGTCATAAGTAGTTACTTTACCAACTTCCCTTATTCGACTATCGAAGTCAGGTTTATTAGAAGTACACTTGATTAAAGTAGATACTTGTTTAACATTCCCCTTTAGTTCTGCATAAGTAGGAATACAAGAAATCTCGATGATTGTAGGATAATCTTCCAGTATTACTTGACATCTTAATGAAGAACCATCATCTGCCACAAAGGTATAAGTCCCAGCTTTGGTAAGAACAATTTCCCCATCAAGGTTATAGGTTTCCCCGTTCTCATCACAGGTAGCAGTACCACTTACATTGACCCCATTTTTCATTTCCTCAAGATGGAACTTACAAGCAGACTTCTCATCCAGTAATTGGTATACTGCATAAGTATCATCTATCTGGTCTTCTGGTAATGCCCAGTTGGGTTCTTTCCAATGACTGTCTGTAGCATCCGAAGGTACTATCTTTAATTTATTCTGATATACTACTGGAGAATTATTAACTACCAAAGTAGTCTTAGCAGTAGGGTAAGCTACAGACTGGAAGGTATAAGTCCCTGCCCTATTTGCAGTATATACATGATCATTCTGAGCATTAAAGGTTTCCCCAGTTTCAATTACCCTTACTCTGTAATCATCCCCATTACCAGAAATACGTTGTATCTTTACTGTAGCTTTTGCAGAGCCATTGAATAATGTGACTGTTGGTGGGCTAACAGTAATTCTATATACTGCAGTCTTACCAGATACTACTTCGAATATACCTACACCTTCATCGGTTTCCCTTTTATCCAGTGTACATTTAAACTTATAAGTACCATAACTTTTAGCAGTAAACTTATCACCGTTCTTAAACAACTTAGTATCACCAATTAGCCTACAGTATAGTTCACCAGTAAATGATTCTGGATAATTAGATTCAATGGTAAGAATAGTAGTAGCATCCTTAATACTTTGCTTATCTCCAACTCTAAATTCAGAAGGTGTACATCTTACCTTATATGTAATCTCTTCTCGAGTTACAACAAATGAAGTTTGCTTTACTGGGAACTCTACAATCTCAAAGATGTAGGTACCAGGCTCTGAAAATTCCCAAGTTGAGCCAGAGACTTTCACTATATCAGTACCGGATAATCGTACATTACAGGTTTTCACGGTACCCTTATAGGATACGTTTGCCCTTACTACTGTACTTACTTTTAGGTTAGTAGGAGTTATCTTTCCAGTAATAGGGTCACAAGTAATAGAATATACTCGATTATAAGATTCTTGATTAACCGTGATTTGAGTTACCTTAGTAGGGTCTCCCACACTTCTAAAATAATAAGTACCTGCTCTGGGTATATTAAAAATGGAACCACTTTCGTGTTTAGTGTAACCCCAATTTATATTATCACTGGATATCTGATATCTTAGGTCGGCATTTATCCAATCTGAAGTTACAGTTACCTTTACCGGTACTTCATATACCTCTGAAGTAATAAGATTGGGTTGGTCCGGATTTACTAACTCAGCTTTAATTGTATACCCATCATTTACGGTAAACCCATATTGAATATCGAAAGATACATGATAGGGTATGAATCTTTTAAAGAAAGCCTCTACGGCTTCTCTAAATTTTCTGAAAGCTGCCGAGTTCGAAGTATATCCATGACCGGTAAGTCTAAAGGTTACCGGTATACATTGAGAACAATCGAAAGTATTATCATAGGTATACTTATCATCATAATGGTAATACTGGTCAAAGTGCGGATTACCTTTTACCCAACCATCATAACTATCAGCCTTTGCAGGGTCAGTTACTACGCAGGTTAACCCATACAGCCTCATCATTATTTCGAAGAACTCAGAGGTACCTCTTATTTTAAAAAGAGATATCGAATACTTCAGGATGTTTCTTACTTGAGTACTGGTTAAAGTAAAGGGCCCCTCCTTTGGTATTATCCAAAGCTTAGATAACTCTTGGAGTTTATCATCGGAGTAGAACCCATTAAAGTACTCTGCCCATTTCTGTGCATCTATAGTGTTCCCATAAGCAAAGGGCATTTCTCCGAGGAATTGCCAAAGGAAATTGAGATACATATCCGGAGCCTTATCTATATCGATAATGTCCAAGATATTCTCAATATCCTTTGTAATGTAATCTTCAAAATGCTCTCCACAAATTTCTAGAAACCTCTCTAAGATGCCTTTGCCATTTACCTTATAGGTATCTTGAGCTTTATACTCGAATGGCAAAAAGTCGATTAGATTTTTGAGGTTTATCATTATACAATTTCTTTTACGGTTAAAGTCAATTGTGAAGCATTTTCGAATACTGGTAAATTAAAACCGGGGTCTTCATAGTCATGGTTAGGTTCTGATACCGTAATAGAATATCTGTAACCAGACTGATAATTATTGTTCTGAATATCCAATGAGAAATCAAAACCATTAGCTTTATCTATAATCTGAATAGAGCTACCGACTGAGCCAGTAGTTACATAACCATTCGATACTGAACGTACTGTAAAAGTAGTTGAGGAATTGAAGGTTATGTAGTAAGTCATAGAACCCTTTGCCTTGTTCAATTTAAACTGACCCAAGTTCAATTCTTTATTACCGTAGATGGTAGTAGGCCAAGGTTTAATATAGAACTTAGTAAGGTGAAGGTAATCTACTGTTGATAAGTTATCTATTAAGGCATAGATATCTGATAACCTTACGCTTCCACCTATCTGAGCTTGCTCTGGAGAATAGGCATTGTATAATGCTGTAAGAATTTGAGTTTGTATCTCTGCAGTCTTATAAGACTTCTTACCGGTAACACCCATCTCTAGAATAATCTGAACCTTGCCTGCAGATTTAACCTTCAACCAGGTAGTCATAGGAGCCCTTTGGGATAATAAATTATATACCCTATTAATTAATTCAGAAGAAGCAACTGCTCCACCATCTGGGCTAATATATACGGTAAGCTTTCTACCGCATTCATAATCGGCTTTAGCTTTGTTTACCCCATCAACCAACATAGCCAAACTTTCGAAATCCTCTTTGGTAATTGCTACTCCCAAAGTCTTTACACTCAAAGGTATATGTTCCTTAAGCATTATAAAGTTCTCATAGTTTGAACCACCTCCAGCATCATAAGCATTACTTACAGTAGCATCCGTAATTGAGGAAGATATTACTGAAGGTACCGATGTAATGGTATTACTCTTTACATTACCCTGAGTACCATTGGTTAAATAGAATACTACATTGGTTATCTTTGCACCTGCAGCTGGTTTCTTACCAAAGGTACCATCTCCAAACATTATATAGGGATTGAGTGCCTCATCTACTGAAACCATAAAGTGTTTGTCTGTAGGTTTGGATTTTGCAAATGTATCTACTAATACCCAAGTTTCCCCACCTATCTGCAATGACATAGAACCTTGTTCGTAATACTTACCATTTGGTAATGTACCAAGATTAAGTATAACCCTATCACCGGTGGGTATTACCATATTATTAAGAGCACTTGCAGTATACCTTTCATGTTGTATGAGGGGTACCTTACAAGTAGTTACATTCGAATACCAAATTACATCTCTAGCAGATAACCAAGAATTACCACTGGAATCTGTAAACAGAGTACCCTGAGGTATAGTTAATTTAGCTCCAATAGAGTTACCAGTAATGCTTCGAGATAAGATTACATCTACTGTAGCAGCAATTGCTGCCCGAGCATGGTAATCTACCAAAGCTCCATGTTTAACTACCGAATCATACCTTCTTGCAGTAGATAGGAAAGTTTCCCTTGCCATGTTATCTACGTAGTAATGAAGTACTTCGGCAATTGCCGCAAACAATGAGAGGATGATAATTAAGATATTACCCTCCGAATAATCCGTTATGAGTTTCTGACCTTGAGGGTCTTTGAGTCCCATAAGGGATTCAACCAGCTTGGCCTTAATCTGTTGATAAGACCTCTGGTATGGGTTAAGCCATTTATTTGTGATTCCCATATTATTGTGTATTTAATGAATTATCCGAACTGTCATAGGTGATATCGAGGTACTGACTAGAATTTGTTCCATTTACTACATAAGATACTTCTATATGTATTTTTGCATCAACTCTAGTAACTGTGATACTTTGGAAGGTTATTCTCTGTTCCCAAGCACCTATGGCTTGTTTTAAAAACTCTTTAATTATAAAACTTAGGGCTTGTGAGTTTGGTTCCTCAATACATTGCCATAGTTTACTACCAAAGTTTTCCTGTCGAAATCTCTGACCTATCATGTAGTATAATATTGAACTTATATTATCTCTGATAAGTTTGAAATCTCCGTTCACTGGGTACCAACCTCTTTCCCCATTTTCATTGGTTGTAAGTTGAATAGGGTAAGTTACACCTATACCAACTAAGTCTGTAAAGTAATTCTTTTCCATTAGTGTATGCAGGTTTTATCCTCATAATCGTCTACAACGAATTGTGAGAAAGGTTTAGTTACTTGAGTTACTGTAGGACCTGAAGAACCTGGTCCAGTAGTTACACCTGAGTGTACATGAGAATTGAACATACTGCGAAGTTGTTCTAGTTCTTGGATAGTTTGATTTAGTTTTTCGGTTAATTGAGCAATATTGATTAACCCATGGTTTTCTCCCGTATTTAGTATAACGGTATCACCTGAAGATACATTGATATCCTTATTAGCTGATACCACTACATTAGATTCAGAATAAACTGAGATATCTCCATTAAAATAAAGATTTAGTTTCCCATTATCATCGTCTATTACAATGAGATTGCCTTCTGGAGTAACTATCCCCATCTTATTGGGGCCATCCAAAGGTTGGGGTACTTGATTCATACTCCAACCATGATATTCCCATAAGGGTTTAGTAGGATCACCAAATTCAAAAGTAATGAATACTATATCTCCTACCTTAGGGGCTAAGAACTTAAATCCACTACTTATTGAACCATGTTGTCCTTTCGGTAAAGCCCAAGCAAAGGTACCTCCCATTACTTCTGGTATACATACTTTTACCCTATTCATCTTCTTTTCGGTATCATTATTATCAACAACTATCCCCCGATAAATAGAATAATATCTTCCAAGACCCTCTAATCCTTCTTCTGTTATTATCTTTGCAGTTTCATAGCCCATAATTACCTCGCTTCCTTATTCTTGATATATTCCTTAAATCTCTTTATGGCTACTTCCATATAATCGAATTTAACCCAATAATCATCAGGTACTTGAATATCCTTAATGGTTATTTTTCCGGGTATTACCTTACCCGAAGAAGTAGTTAAACTACCAGAACTTACAGCTATACCTTCGGCTTTCTCGATTGGAGTCTTAGCCAACACCTCTGTATAATAAGCCTTCTTCCGAGCCATTTCATCCCTACGTTTAACATCTAATACATTTCCTTCCTTATCCATAATACCAGATTCAATGAAATAGGCAACCTCATTATAAGTCCAACTCAAATCTAATTCATTGATATTACTTAAAGCCTTCTTATCTTTACCCTTAGAAGTTATAGCATTAGCTTTAGCATCATTAGCTACAACGGTTTGAGTAGACAAACCAGTTTTAGAAGTAGTAGAACCAGCTCTACTTGAGTTCTTCACTAGCTCTAAATTAGTTACATATCCCTGACCTGCGTCCATAGAGTGGGTACATTGTTTTATATACCAAGGACCAGACCACCGTTTACCAACATTCTCCAAGATTAATACCTGAGAAGAAGCTAGTAATGGTCTTCCAACAACTTGCATCTGACAAACTAGTTTACTCTCAGTATGCTTTAAACCTCCATTAGCATTAGCATTAGCTGCCCATGCCCACTTATCTATTCCACCGTATCTACTGAATAGATTATGGTAAAGTTTGTACAGGGGTATTTCAACATTAGCCTTTTTCCAATGTTGGACTTTTACTGTAACACTGAAGACACCAAGACTTGGGTTTAATGGGTTTTTATATTTGATAACTGGAGTGTCATCAATCACCGCAGTATAGGGACCTTTCTTTAATGCGGATATACCTCGATAAACACTTTCTTCGTCTTCTAGTCCCCAAGCATTAGCTCCACCCTTAGGGGTATGCTCTGGGTCAAAGTCTCTTGGGTCCAGGTCTTCTATGACCATGTATTCCATTTGTTCTTTGCCCTCAAAAAGGTATCTTTCGTTCTTGAGGATATTGTATATATCTTCATCTAATGTCTTACCATTAACCACATTCTTAAGAGCTGCATTTAAAGCTGCCCGTCTATCAGCAGGAAATTCTTCCCTTTGAATGGTTTTGTTTATGATACTTCTTACCTGGTCTGTACTAAGTTCATTAAGGAATTTTTCCTTACCTTGTCTATATGCTTCGGCGGGATTAGAAGCAGAATATTCGGCTACATCCTGATTCCATTTATCATTCAATTGTTTCCTAGCTTCAAATGCAGCTATTAAGTTAGGGTCAGTCTTTAAGGTATGATTTATCCTCATCTGCATAATAGTTGGTATATCTTGAGGATTATTTTCAGCCCCATATTTATCTACTGAAGTATGCCAATTCTTATAATATACCCCATTATTCTCATTAGCTACTATCTCCGGTAATTTTTCGGTATCATCAATCCCAGTGCTTAATACTTCTAAGTCTTTACTCTCTGGATTAATAGTAGGAGAGAGTGTAGCCTTAACTCTCTTAGTCACTTTTTGAGTAGAGAATTGAACACTGAGTACTTCTCCATTCTCACCATGATAAGTATAAACGGTTACTGGTTCTTCGTGGAATTTCCTATTGTGTATATAAATAACATTATCTCTTGAATCTATGTACCAAGGACCATTAGTATAACCCCTCATCTTCTGTTCTAATTGAACTAAGATATTCTTGCCAACTAACCCAAAGTCACTATTAATTAGAGCCTTCAAATCTTCTGGCATAGCCACTTCTGCTACTCCACTGTACCTATTAGCATAAAGCACCTTTCCAGTAGTAGTACGAGTATTCTCTGTGGGTACCTGTAGTGACTCATATACTTTATTACTTATTATTCGTTGTTCCATTACTGAAAGATTTCTATGATTACACCTACACCATTATCACAACCACCATCTAAATACGAAGATAAGCTGTTCTCTGAAGCTTCAGAGAAATTGTATGGTGGCTGATATCTTAAATCACCAATAGAGTCTATACACTTGATAGTTACATGGGTACCAATAGAATCAAACTTTGCCTCAAAGTCCCTAACCTTGATAGTTTTAATTGGACCCGATATGAATTGACCGTCTGGGTATATGTATCCCCACTGTAAGCATATCACACTACCTTCTTGTAAAGCCTCTATGTCTACAGTATCTGGATCTCCAGTATCAAATGTAATTGTAGCAAGATTTTCTTTTTCTTCATCATACCTATAATTCCAGGTACTAATATAAGCTCCAAGAGGTATACCAGTAATAGGATTCATTATCGGCATACCTCTAAAATCGAATAGAGCCAAATATGGTTGGCCCATTCCATTATATAATATAGGTTTTTGTTTAGCTGCCATAAACTGGGATTCTTATAAGTGTTCCACTTTCTACCTCTTTAAAAGGATTTAGTATACCATTAGCTTCTGCAATAAGATACCATTTACCAGAATCACCATAATATCTATAGGCTATATTCTGTAAAGTCTCCCCATCCTTAACGGTATGTTGAATATCATTTGAGGATGAAGGTACAGAAACTACTGGAGCTTCTAAAGAGTAATCACCATCTCCGTAATTTAGAGCATAGGCATTATTATAAGGACTAGCTCCTATTAGATATTGGTTAACATCAATCATATTTAATACCTCCTGTCTTTTTAAGTGAATCGGAATTTATAAAATCCCCATAGGATAAGTTATATGCACTTACTCTCTTGAAAATCAATTCTTGAGTTGCTGCTGCAGGCAATAACCTACCATTACCAAAAGTAGCTGGCTTTCCCGGTACCCTTACTCTATAACCATTCTGGAAGTTCTTCAGAGTATAGGTTGCTGAAGTAAGAATGTAGTTGTGATTATCAAATATACCGGAATCCCCCCACTCAATCTTAACAATGGGCGGAGCTGTCTGATAACCATTAGCTTTAGTCCAGGCCTCTAATAATCTACATTTATTAATTACCTCCTCAGGATTTTCGGGGTCATTACAGTACCAAGACACATTGAATTGAATAATGTCTTCAGCTCCAGTAAAGTGATACATTGGTACATTACGTCCCATGGATTTAATGGTTGCCCATGTAGTTTCTCCTCTGAAGTCCAACTCTGGAGGTCTATTCTGTAGGGTAATATATTGAGTAGGATTAACAGTCATGTTATATATCCTTACCTCATTCTGATATATAATATCTGGTTTAGCCTCGAAGTTTCTGTAATTAGTAGTATTCTTATTTCCCTTTGCTGGGTCTACTCCCTCACTCTCCTCTAATCTCGGGAATTGTAATTCCATCCTCCATTTAGTCTGGAGTTGTTTGTTTAGAATAGGGTTCTTAGAGGATATCTGAGCTTCTCCCATTACCCCATTGGGAGTATAGAGTTTACCCTTTGGAGCATCATCTTTGGGAAGAGTAGAAAGAGTTCGATTGAGTAATATCCGAGCTCTCCATAGTTTATTTAAGGGGCCAGTAAGAACACCTGCTGTATCTCTTGTAAGGTCATTGTACTTTTCAACAACCTTACCTGCTGCTTTATTTAATACTCTAGCCATAGTGTTTTTAATTTTATAATCCTAATGCTACACCAGTATAATCTTGCTGAGAACCCAAAGAATAATCTCCCAATATCTCACCATCTACACTGATGTTAATCTTACCATCTTTTAATCCATCTCTAATAGCTGCTCTCATTGCATTCAAGAACCTTTCTTCATTCTGAGCCCTGATTGCAGATGGGTCTTCTTTACTCTGAGCTTCTGTATTCCTATCTACTGACTTAATAAGACTGCTTCCTACCTCTATTAATAAGGGAAGACCGATAGTAATAGCTAACCCCACGGGTCCACCAAGTAATCCCATAAGTCTACCTCCTAAACCCAAAGCTGCAGAAGTAGCTAACTTCTTACCAGCTTGCTTACCTCCTTCACATACAGTTGTGGATATTAAATTAGTACCACCAAGAGCAGTACCTTGAGATACTCTTCTACCCATTGAATCCTGATAATAAGCTCTACCTCTCTTATCCTTACCCATAAAGAAACCTCCAGACAAGGGTATAGATTTTCCCATTCCCAAAGTTTGAGCAGCTATTGAACTCATCATGAAAGATATATTCCTTAGATGGGCTTCCATAATAACAAACTGAGCATTAGTCTTTGCAGTTGCCGTAGACATACCTTCAGTAGAAGCAGTAGCAATAGTCTGTAAATATCCTACAGACCTAATAATACCTCTTACAGTATTAAATCCTGCAACAATAGTACCTACTACTACTCCAGTAGCAGCAACTCTAAGACCAAAACTTCCAACCCAAGTTTCTGAGATAGAATTAATTACTTTGATTATAGAGTTACCCACATTTAGTACTGGGGTAAAGATTCTACCCAAAGCTGCACCTGCGGTAACTGTTAAGTTCTCTATACTTGATTCGAATTGGTCAATTACACCTGCATCGGTTTTAAGACGTTCTTCATTGAGTCGATTTACTGCCCCAATGTTTTGGTCATAAGTAGCAAGTATCTTACCCATCTTATCTCTACCAGAAGCAATATCCCTAAGTACGGGGAGCATACCACGATTACCACGAACTCCAAAGATATTGAAGAAAGTTGGTGTTTCAATTCGTGAAGGTAAATCTACTGCAGCCTTAGCAAACTTCTGATAGATAGTATAAAGGTCTATAAGATTACCCTGAGCATCGAAGAATTCATCTGGACTTAAGCCCAGGTCTGCTAAAGCGTTATAGCCTTTCTTTTTTTGGTTAACAAGAGAGAGTTGTAAGTAACGAATCATATTGGCCAGTGAGGTACCTGCCATAGAACCCTGTATACCCATATCACCCAATACACCAATAGCAGCAGCCGTTTGCCGAAGGTCTACTCCAGCAGTTGCCATATCTGCTCCTGCATAAGATATGGACTGGGCTAAGTCTGTTAAAGATATATTTGCATTAGTAACTGCAGTATATAAATCATCGGTTACTCTAGCGGCTTCTCCCATTGGGATTTGGTACATTGACATGATATTGGTCATCAAGTCAGCTACACCACCTTTCTGTCCCACTGGCATTGTAAAGATTGAAGCCAGCTTAGATGCTGGCCCAATCATCTCTTTAATAGCATCGAATTTATTACCCGCCATAGCCAGGTATCTTTGTCCTGATGCAACATCTGAAGCCGTAAGAGGAGTTATCTCATTGACATCCTTTGCCAATTGTAACATCTCCCTTTGTTCTGCAATGGTAGCACCAGCAATTTTCGAAGCAGTCCAAACTTCATTCTGAACACCCGCAGAGTATTTATAGGCCCTTGCCATTCCCCCTACGAGCTGCATTCCGAAGTCCATTGTATTAGAAGCTGACATCTGTATACCTCTATTCCAGGTATTCATATCATTCATCATTGTTCTGAATGACCCAGATATCTTGCCAGCTTCTTGAGAGAATCGGTCTTTTAAAACCATGGCAACACCGACCTCTATTATACTCCTACTGGTATTCATAATTTACTTTCTTTTCTTTAATTGTTTATAATATTGCTCGGCCATTTCCTTGAATATTTTCCTTATTCGATACGGAAGACGTAAAAAGCCGAAATAGTCTAAGGCTATCTCGGCTCTGGTGATATAAACAAAATCACTCTCTAACATTACTCTTCCGTCAGGTAGAAAAAATTCGGTGCCCAAACTATAGGATAAGTTCTTTCCTCTCCAGTGGTTGGATTAGTGATGTGAGACTCACCTTTGAAAATTGGGTCCATAGATAAGATATACTTTCTCATCTCAGCCATATCCTTTGCAGTAAATGGGGTAAAGTTTTCTACCTTCTCCCAACTACCATCAACCTCTAAGTGAAGATTACGGCAAAGAAGAGGAGCATTCTTAGTTTGTTTATCCAAAGGCAACTTCATAAACTCTTGTTCTCCCTTACCAGTCATACAATCGAATTTAATTCTCTTGCCAGATGAAAGAGTGTATTCATGGTCTACCAATCTAACTCCCTCTGGATAATAAGGGATAGCATCTGGCTTCTGATTTAAATCCTCTACAGTTGGAGTAATACCGTAATCGAAAAGGAACTCATGAAGGTCTTGGCCATAAGTAATCTTACCACCATTCTCTTTACCCCAATCATATTCGAATTCTACTTCCTCTCCCAAAGAGAAGATACGAGAATTGAAGATAATAGCATAACGGTCATTGACTGGTAAGTTAAGGGCATCATCTACGGTTAATTTCCCATTAGGGGTAGCAGTAGTTCTAATTACGATTGCTGCAATGAACTTGGTAAGGTTCATCAAAGTCTTCATGTCTGAAAGGTTACTGAGAATATCTTCATCAGCACCATTTTGTTCTCTGATTTCATATTCGAAACCAGAAGGTCCGGTAAATCTAAATGTTCTAAATTCCATAATTTGATATATTTAATGTTTACAAATGTTCATAGTACTCCGTATAACAACAAGAAAGGGGTGAGCTCCTATCACAGGAATCCCACCCCTCCACCGAATCTTAGTGAAAATAGACTAAGGAATTAGTATTTATCTGCAGTACCAACTGAGAACTCTATGGACTCAATGGTATTCTCTGAAGCCATTCTGTCCAAGTCTAAGCCGGTAATCTTACATGGCCATACCTCTTCGAAGACATGGGTATTAAGAACTGAGACTCCATCTTCGGCAAGTTCGTTTACAATTGCCGTTTCCCAGTATTGGCTTGGTACTAAACCACCACCAACTATGTGGTCCTGGCAAGAGTATAGCCAATCATGAAGCCATGTATCAGAACCTGCAGTAGTCATAAGTTTCTCTACAATAAGATTACCTATAGTAACCCTACCTGCAGTTTTAACGTCTCTATTGACGTCCCCATGAGCAACCTGGTCAATCTCAATATCCGGCAAAGTACAACTTTGGAATAGATAAGTATTGATAGGGTGTTTGGGGAACATGATGCTCCACAAGAATTTCTTCCGTGGGTTTTTTACTTTTGCTCCCATTGTGTTATGAGTTTATAAGTTATTACTTGTTTCTACGATTGATACTGCCTTAGAAGCTGCATCGATTACAATCTCCATAGTTACCTCTTGCATAGGAACTACATCCTTATACTTAAGGATAGCACGGTACTTACCCTGACGAGCATCTGCTTCGTTATTAACCGAAAGGTCATCCCAAGAAGTTGCATCTTGGTCACCCATCCAGGTATACTCGGTCATAGCATCTTCGTCTACCAAAGAATCCAAGGTAGGTTTAACCTCCAACCAGATTCTCTTCCAAGTACTCCAAACGTTTGGTTCTTCGATATACTTGTTGAGTACCGGGCGAAGGAACTTCTTCAGATAGAGATTCAATCTTACAATTGAAAGGAATCTTTCAGAATCCTGTTTCACTTGAGAAGAGAAGCAATGCCATAGCATGGTTTGCTTACCTGCATCTGGAGTATCTTTGATTACCATCTCATTGATATAATTCTGAGCAAGGGTGTTCAGTTCGTTATATCGAGAAGGAGAACCATAGTTGGGGCATACTGGACCAACTGCATCCCCAATAACTCCTCGGTTCATACCAGCAAAGGATTTCCAAGGACCATATTGAGTAGCAGAGGCATCTCCCAAACCAACAATAGTACCCACTACATCGGAATCCTGAAGATTACCGTTTTCGTTGTAGTACTTAAGTCCACCACCAAAGTAGGCAATGTACTTAGAGTTACCTACAGTACCAAGGCAAGTCTGTACCCAAGTTACCTGAGCTTTGTAATCTCTTGCCTGAGTACCTTGAGTATAATGGGTTAAATGTTTGGGAACTTCGATATACAGTACCCATTCCATCAGTTCTTTTGCCATATCGGCAGCAGCCTTGTATACTTTGAGTACCTCTGAATCTTGTTCCAAGTGTTGAGAGATATGTGAAATAAACAATTGGTAGAAGTCTGTGTAGTCTTTTACCAAGTCCAGTGAAGCAATCCATTCTTCGGCAGTTGGAGTGGAACCTGCACTACCGATAGTACCCTTAAACAGTTTCTCTGTTTCGGAGGGTGCAGCATCTCCCACGGTAATAGTGATAGCATTCTTAGTACCATCAATATCATCGGTAAGCCACTTAATTAGGTTTTCAAAAGAGGAACCTGCAGTAATTACCGGCTTAATATATTCCGAGTTCTTAGCAAATGCACTAAGAGCAAGGTAATCTACCGAAGTGTTATTGTTATCATCGGCAGTTTTGTAGGTTATTACTGGGCCCTGTTCAAGTACTTGCCCATTAGCTGAATATATTTTATAATACAAGGTATTAGCTTGCTTATAAAAACCAACCTGGAAAGTATTTGCACTACCAATTGGATCTCCATATCCCTTGGTTACTAATCCAAAACTATAAGTAGTACTACCAGATTTTAAAGTAATCAAAGCAGAGGGTTTAGCTGGGTCAGGTACAACAGAAGCAACTGAGATTTCATCTTCTGAATCTTTAGCTTTTCTTGCCGCAGCCTGAGAAGCAGTTACTGTACCTTGAGTAGCTCCTTTGCCAAGTACTCGAATAACACGAAGCTTAGAACCACCTTGCAAAGCCTTTTCGATATTTGATACAGAACCATCGGGTACAATTTCAGAACCATAGATTCTTTGGAACTGAGAGAATGTAGAGATGATTTCTGAAGGGTCATCGTATGGACCTTTAGTAGTTCTAGCCAATACACAAGAAACTCCTAACATGGGAGTAGTTTGAAGAACATTGTTGTTCTTAAACTTAAAATCAACATGAGGTGAAGTTGGCATAATTCTATTGTGATTAAAGTTAATTACTCGTTTAATTTATACCCTAGAGTATTGTACCTATACCTTAGGTACTTTTAACTCTAGCATCTCATTTTCGTTTTGTTCTAACAATCCAATGAGAACTGAGATATCCTTGATAGGTGTAAGTGTACCTTCTTCCAAAAGCTTTTCTGGGAGAATACCATCTTTACATACATAGGTATATACCTTTTCGAGTATACCCTGTTCTACATCGGGATGGTCATAATAATTACCAATTTCAATGAATAGGTTTCCGGTGGGAGCAAGCCTGCCCTTTTCCCATTCCTCTAAGTCATTGAAGTATGGTCTCACGTATCCTCTAGCAGGTAAGCCAGTATATAAGATTGTATGTAGCAACCTCATATCGGCTTGTGTTTGAGAAACTAGATGTACATCTATGGTAATATCTTTAGTTTCATAAGGAAACTCTGAAGCTTGGTAATTACCATCCTCAAGTTTATCACCAATGATGTATTTATTCACACCAATATCTCCAGCATAATAACCCTGTAGTTCTATGGTTATTCTTGGGAGAGTCTTTGGGCCTTTTACTTGATTATTCCCTATACCAAAAAGTGGTATAAACTTCTTCATACCTTTGATTGCCTCTTGAAATCTTTTTTCGTTTTCTTGAGACAAAGGTAAGAAGTCTTCTGGGTTTAAGGTAAGACCCATTTCCAACATTGTACTAAGTAGAGAGATATAAAAAGTTCTTTCTACTATTTCTTCTGAGTTTACCATTAAAGTCCTAATCTAATATTTAATTGAACACTTTGATTGCCATTGTCATTAATATACCCATTATAAGTTACCTGAATACCTCCAAAACCACTCATTATGGTTTGTAAATGACCAACACAATTTAATTCACTAACCCATTGAGTAGCAATATTTGAAGGATAATCGGTAAGCCATACTTTAAAGGGTATTGGTTCTGAACCAATACCTCCAGGGAATTGACCCTCTATTGTCTTACTTATATCGGTTATCTTAAATTGTTTTATAAATTTAGCAACTTGAATACCGTTGATAAGGTAGTACTGATAACCCTTTACATTACTAATCTGAGCAGTACTAGTATTTTGACCAAGATTTGGGAATGGTATATTCGGGGTTGGTTCAAAGCCATACTTAGTAGTTCTAGTACCTGGAGATTGAGTTATATTTAAAACTATCTCAGTGTTAGGTTCTTGCTGTGAGATAATCTTAACTATAGCAGTTCTTTCCAAGGGGTCATAGTTACTGGGGTTATGTTCTTGATTAGTAGATTTAGTTTTGATAGTAAGCTTACCTGCGGCATTAGCTTCTCCAATTTCTTGGGTTACCTTTAACCAATCTGAGGAGCTTTCAACTTTCCAATCTACAGCACGATATTCATCTTGAGGATTATTATCGATAAACTTCTGTTGGTAACTGTATACACCTATTTCTAGGGTCTCACCCTTTTTAGTACCATCGAAAGTATGGGAAGTAGTTTCTGGAGTGATACTAAAATAAGTTCCCCAGGTCTCTACTCTTTTAGGAGCGGCCTTTTGTACCAGAGTTACTTCCCTTTCTACACCCTGAACTACTACCTTGAGAACCTGCTCTTTTATATTATTCATGTCTTCGTTTACTGCCTTAGGCTTTACCCTAATAGTTGCAGTACCAGTTCCGGATAATGAAGATATTTCAAAGTCTGCTGCCATTTTTAACTTTCCTTATTTCTTTTCTAACTTCATTTCGTATTTCCTTTTGTAAGGCAGCTTTTCCACCAGCAGCCTTAAATGCAGGATTCCAAAGAGGACGAGGTGGTAAATTACCATCTCTGCTACCATACTCTAACATGATAGCTATCTGATTCAAAGTCTTTCTTGAAGTCTTACCAGTATAGGTAATCTTCTTGATTCCAATTGGTAAACCAACGAAAGTTCTATTCTTGGTCTTTACTACAGTAACGGATTTAGCATATTGACCCGTGAGTCGTAATAGAGTATGCTCCCCATATTTCTTTACAGTACCTGGAGCATGTTTTGGCCAAGAAGTATGGGTACCGGGTGGTGGAACACCCGTATTCAAACTTCGTCTTACTATACGAAGAAGTTGATTACCAAACTTTTCTGTACCTTTCGCATAGCCTTCGGTTAAGATACTTGGAGTTTTGGCAATCAACCTTTCTGCACGAGCTTGTTCTCGTTTATCTACGTATATTTCTAGAGGGCCAACTGGAGTCGATAGTGTAATATTAACCGACTTACTTGGCATAATTCTTACTGTTGTTTAGGTTTATCCAATCCCAGCTCCTGAGCAATTCTCTGTAACAGAGTCTCTTGAGTGGATATTCGTTGGTCCATGTATTGACGGAACTCCTCAAACCCTGGAGCAGGTTTACTTGGAGCAGAAGGTGATTGGTTAATTGAATTGAGAATGTTATCGCATTCAGAAACAATTGCCTCAAACTTTGGTCGATTGTTAAGTATATTCAAGGCATTATGTTTCTGCATAGTAACCTCATTAATTATATTCACTACATCGGTAGTATAATATACACCATTATAAATACCTTCATCAGATTGTGATGGCAAGTATACGGTGAGTTGTTCTTGTTCCATAATTCCTTAGTTTAATGAGTTAAAACGAAAAAAGGAGTACACCTAAAAACAGATGCACTCCTTTAATCATCTTGGTATTTTAAATTACTAAGCTGGCGTTGTAGTACCGGTCTTCAAGGCAGCTACCACTTGATTGACGATGTTCTGGTCTCTCTGAGCATCTATCACTTGATTGAGGAGAGCAATCTCGGTGTCTTTAGCAGTGTTCTCGATGAGGCACTTGATTTCCTGTTGGCCATTCTTGAGGTCACAGCAGCAACGTTCCAACTGAAGAGCCAAGTCAGATTTTACTTCTTTAATCAAGCCTTTGGTTTCACAGCAGCAATCCGACTGTTGGTGTTCCATGTGGCAGAGACGATCCATAACACGGTTGAAGCCTGCGCCCATTTGGTCACGAGAATCTCGGATATCCGAATTAGTTTTGTAACCCAAATCGCAAAGACCTCTTTCCGTAGTGAAACGGTTGTTAAGGATTTCCCTACCAACACCGGCAACGTCTTTTGCTACACCTTTTACTTCTACTCCCATAATGTTTTGGATTTAGAAATTAATAAATAAAATTAACCATCTCATATAAAAATGTTCTAGTGTTGTAATTAAACCGATGCAATTTCGAATACATACTCATAGGTTATAGTTGCAGCACTCTGGTTAATATTAAGTGTTATCTTCTTACCGGATTCTGATTGAGTTACCGTTACTGTAACAGACCTTGAGGATTCAGCAGTGTTCTCATAAGTTTTAACTGAGAGCCCCTTATCTACTATATTAACAGTAGTCCAACTCGGTACATTTCGACTTGCTCCTACCGGATATATATCAGAGGTTTCTGTACCATTTATCACTTTCTTTTTATAAGAGATGAATGGAATCTCTTCGGTTTTTCCCAAAGCAGGATGGGTAATAGATTTAGAAGTCTGACTTCCAGGAGCACTCCCCCAATTAAAATAATAATTATAAAATACACTTGCACCGCCCTGAGTGATATCCACATAATCGGAAGCACCTACATAAAAAGCCGTAATTCTAATGGACCTACTACCAGTACTGGTATTCTCAGAAGCACTAAGTGTAGTACCTGATAGACTAAATCCTGGGGTACCATTGGTACTTAAACTTGGAGTAGCACTATCAGAGCCATCCCTTGTATTTGAACCTGAGGTATAGTTAGCATACCTGGGTCTACTTGCACTGGGGTACAAAGTTACACTACCTCCAGTATTACTGATGGTATAAGAACTTGCCGTTAAGCTTACAATCCAAAAACCATAGGTATACCCAGTAAATTCGTTTGCTGCCTGGTATACTGGTACACTTACAGATTTGGTTTTACCATTTAGTGATAAGGTACCAGTAAGGGTTCCTACCCGGGTTCTAGATTTAACCGTAGTTCCCAAAGAACCTGCACTAACTGCAGTACCATAACTAATGCTAGCACCACTTGTAATCGTACCTCCTCCCGTTGTAGAACCATTCCATCCCCAAGTTTGAGAATATGAGGGCATAGTAGAGAATGAACTTCTAGTACCTCCACTTGCAGGGATATCTGTTACTGCACCTCCACTTGCTGTAATCTCACTGTAGCTTTTATAACCTGCCGACTGAGAACAAGATACGGTTAACTTCTTCCCTGTTTCAGCTTGGGTTAAGGTTACCGTACCACTTCGTGTACTGGTAGAAGTATTATTACCCATAGTTACAGAAGTACCACTTCCAGATACACTACCAGAGTTGGCTCTAGTATAAGTTAAAGCAATTTGGTTACCATAATTATGCCCATTTCTCAATTCTTGCTTGTAAGAAGTAACGGTAAAGGTTTTAGTACCTCCTGTAGCCCCAAATGACATAGAGGTAGGTGATACACTCCAACCATAACTCCAAGATTGAGAGGCCGCTGCTTGAGTGAAGGTTAATTTAAAAGTTTTACCCGATTCATGCTGTGTAACAAGAGTATTGGAATCCGACCGAGAGGTTAATCCCAAATTCTCTGAAGCAGTCCAAGGAGGTGCTGAAGGATGATTAGCTACCCATGCGGGTTTATTACTAATAACATAATTTACCGTAATTTCAGACCCATTAGCTACCCCATCCCAATATTTCTGTTTTGTAGAAATAAAACCAAACCCCTGATTAGAAGAGCTTGGGTTACCCAAAGCATCGAAGCTTACACTACTGTATCTAGTAGTAAAAGTATACTTATAGGTTACCTTATGAATATCTTCGAGTTTGACACATTCATTATTTCCATAGGAACTGGCATTGGATAGTTCCAACCCCACATAATTCTCCCCGGTTCCTGTCGAGGAGAGTGCTAACAATTCAGCCTTGGTAGGGCAGTCATTTCCTGTCTTACCAAGGCCTACTTTAGTTTTGACAGCACTCCAGGTTGCTATCTCTCCCATGATTATTTATTTTTAAGTTCTTGAATCTCAGCCTTCAAAGCCTTAATCTCATCGTAGAGAAGTTTAATACCTTCAATTGCCAAAGTTGACATCTTGTGATATTTAACTTGTTTTACGAGTACATACTCTTCCCCATTGATTTCCAAAGTTTCGAATTCCTCTGGATTAGGTACTGTAGATTTCTCTACTGGAACTTCCTCTACATATTTACCAAATCCCAATCCCTCAAGATTCTGAGCAATAGTTCCCTCGTCCTCTTTACCAAGCATTTCGAATGACTTAGTTGGTATCTGGCAAATCTGTTCCAGAGTATGATTCAAATCCTTAATATTAGATTTGAGTCGAACATCTGAAGACTCTTTGAAGAAACCGGAAGGAGCAGTAGTCTTAGCAAATACTACCTGGTCGGTAGTTGCCAAACTCAATTGAGCTCTAGTTACTACGTGAGGATTATCTTTTCTACCAGCATGGCTATTGATAGAAGTCTGAGCAGCAGTACCTGCAGCCTTAGCATCAGCAATAGCAGTAGCTTGAGCAGTAGATACGGGCTTATTAGCATCGGAAGTATTATTAACATTACCCAATCCAACCTGAGTTTTAGTAACTGCATGAGGATTAGATTTATTGGCAATGTGATTATTTACCTTAGTTTCTAATGCAGTTACATCTGAACCAGTATCAGCAATCAAATCGTCAACGTAAGTTTTCAATTCTGTACGAAGAGCATTGATAGCATTAGTTCTATTGGTAATCTCATTTGCCAACCCCTGTACCGTATTATCCAAGTTAGTCTTATCTTGGGCAGTCATTACACCTGCAGTAGTCTTAGTTGCTGCTGGTATGGTGACATTCACATCTGTACCTCTACTATATGAGCCCTTTTCGGTATTCTTTACCCATCTAAAATACTTTAATCCGAGATTATTCGTATTTTGGGTAACACTGTTTATTACCGTCATTATCTCCTGAGGTAAACTATTGATTAGTTTATCATGCTCATTATCTTTTGCAATACGAGCCTCTTGTTCATCCTCTATGGCTTTCGGTAGGGTTTGATTAAGTTTTATTACACTTTCTGCCTCCATCAAACCGGCTTCTTGAGTAGTGGCATTGGTTAGTGGAATAAGCATCCCCTCAGGCTGATCTATGTAATGACCCTGGTCATCTAAAGAAGAATAATTACACTGAATAATTATATTCCTCTTGTTTCTGTTAGCTATTGAAATATTACTGATTAAATTTCTAGGCATACTAGATACCACATCCTCAAGATGTTTACCTCTACTACCCTCGAAAGCAGTACCTGCAATTTCTCCAATAATAAGGGAAGAAGTGTTACTATCTACGAATTTAGTACCTGACCAACGGAATTGATAAGGAGGTTCCCCATTAGCAACATTAATGTATATCTTACCAGATTCTCCAGTTACCGGAGTTTGGTGAGTAGCATCAGTATACAACTGAACATTAGTAAGACCTCCAGTAGAGCTTACTTCATAAGTAGCGTATACCTCGATTACATCGTCTACATATGAAGGCAAATGGTTAGCTGGTACCAATCCATTACCATCCAATGGAGCAAACCCATCAGCTTGTCCCTTAGTTGCTACAAAGGCATCATGCTTGGCTTCTAGAGTATCAAGGTTATTCTGCAGTTTAGTATCAAGGGCAGTATCAGCATCTTTTCTATCTTGAATCTCTTTTTCTAAAGCAGCAGTCTGAGAATCTCCCAGATTCTTGATAGCTGTATCGATTGCCTTTTGTCTATCCTCAATCTCCTTAGCAATAGCATTGGGCAAAGTCTCATCAAGATTAATCTTATCTTGGGCAGTCATTACACCTGCAGTAGTCTTAGTTGCTGCTGGGATAGTACCCATTACATATCTACTACCCTTAACATAGACACCAGATTCTGAGTCTAGTTTAGCTCCAGCATGAGTAATGGTGACCTCAGAATCTGAAATTTCTAGATTGCTCCCAGAAGCAAGTACAAAGGATTCTGGGAGAGAATCAAATAACTTCTTATCGGCTGCGGTTTGTACACCTGCCGCTTTATTCGTCGCAGGAGGTATATTTAGATGACGTATAGCATTTTCAATGGGATTATCTTCATATACTCCAGTATCGGGATTTATAGTAGATAAGTCCAAATAAATATCTACCATGTTATGGCGTTGAACTCTTCCATTAAAACCTCGAATGATATTTGGGGGAAGAGAATCAAACAATTTCTTATCTGCAGCGGTTTGTACACCAGCTTTTTCTGCAGTAGAAGCAGGTAAAGTAATTGGATTCTGTTCTACTGTACCATCTTCGATTACAGTTTTAGTAGCAGCAATGCCTATTGAAGTCTCATTTGGAGTTACATCCCCAAGAGCAAAGTTAACAGTAGTAATTCTATCTAACTCTACCTTATCCTTAGCAGTCATCGTACCGGCTTTAGTATCTGATGCCTGAGGCAAATCAAAGGTTTCTGTAGTATCAGCCTTCAGACCATTATCCTTAGTTACGGTTACGGTTACTTTACTTGCATCGGAATCAGCCGATATATCTGTAAGGGCATTTTCATCCAACCCATCCAACTTAATCTTATCTGCTGCAGACATGACTCCTGCAAGAGATTGGGTTACCGGGAGAAGTTCTTTAATGGCCTCATTGGATTCTCCGTATTGGTTGTTAGAAACGTCCTTAGTAGAAGTATTTACCTTGAAAGTAAGTTTAGAGTCATCTCTACTTATTTCACTTACACCAGTAACCATGGTATTAGGTAAAGCATCAGAAGTTGCTTCCTCGGCTACCAACCTTTCTTCGTGATCATTGGTAATATTGGTAAATTTGTTATCCAAAGATGTATCTGCATCTATTCTATCTTGGATTTCTTTATCGATACGTTTACCAAGAGCGGTGTCTGCAGCAATACGAGCAGCTTCTTCTGCATCGATATTATCTTGAAGAACTTTATCAGCAGCCTTTCTCTCTTCACTCTCGGTATTAAGGTCAGAAGTATTCTGATCAATCTTTGCTTCCAACCGAATATCTTCAGCTTTACGAGCAGCAATTTCGTTATTTAACAGATCCGTAATGGCCGTATAATTACCATTGATATTATCCTGAATACCCTGGATTAATTCCAGGTTACGTTGGATATTAGCAGTATTCTGAGTTACCAGAGCATTAGTAGCATTCAGGGAAGTTAACAACTCTGTACGAGTTTCACTTACAAAAGTTCTCAGCTCATTTACCGTAGTAGTAAGAGTATTACTCAGGTTAGTGAATGATTGTTGTAAAGTATTATCTCCCTGTTCTCGTAAGTTCTTTTCGGCTTCAAGCTTATTCTCCAACTCTGTAAGCTTAGCAGTCATAGTTGCTGCAAAGTTGGGATCATCACCGAGAGCCTTAGCAATCTCTGCCAAAGTGTCCAATACTTCAGGGGCTGAACCAATAATCTTTTGGATTGCAGCCTCTACTTGTTCTGCATTCTGAAAGTCAGAATCGTTTAATAACTGAGATACCTTAGTGATATAGTTTGCATGTTCTTCAATGCCATCCAACTTGGCATACAGCAAGTCAGTGAAATCATTTGAAGAAAGTACCTTGCCATCTACCTTATCTACCTTCTTATCGTCCATTGCCTGGTCTGCAGCAATTCTATCTGCTTTCTCCTGAGCAACAGCATTACTGATAAGAGTATCTTGATTAGCTCTTTCAGTTGATTCTTTATCGATATTGGTTTGAAGTAAAGTATCTCCAGCTAAGCGGTCATTCTTTTCGGTAAGGATATCCTTATTAATACCAGCCATATCATCCTTGTGATTCTGAAGGTTGGTATCAATCTTGGCCTCAAGAGAAGTCTCTTTGGCAATTGCTCGGTCTTTCTCTGCATTAATAGCAGTAGTGTTGGCATTTACCTTTGCTTTTAGTTCATTCATAGCATCGGTATTACCTGCCTCTAGAGAATCAATACGAACTCCCAAAGCATTATCACCAGCAATACGATTTTCCTTTTCTTGTTCAAGCTTAGTGTTAATATTACCTACTTCGGATTCCAAAGCTTGTTTGGTATTATCCAACTTAGCAGTAAACTCAGTACTCAAAGCTTTATCAGCTGCAGTACGGTCTGCTACTTCTTTATCTAAGTTAACCTGGAGAACTTGGTCGGCAGCCTTTCTTTCTACACTCTCAGTATTAAGGTCGATATTGAGAGTATCGATACGAGAACTCAAGGCACTATCAGCATTAGTACGATCAATGATTTCTTCGTTAATCATATCCTTAACTTCCTTGTAGTTATCACCTACAGTCTTAGTTAAGTTTGTGATTGCCTCTGAATTTCTTTCAATACTATGTTGGTTAGTGGCAATAGCAGTAGTATTTGCATTTACCTGCTCAGTAAGCTCATTACGCAATGTATTGATAGACTCTTGCATACTCAATGCCAAGTCTGAAATACGTTGGTTAACATTAGCCAGACTTTGAGTATAGGCTTCATCTGCAGCCTTTCTTTCGGCAATCTCTTTATCCAAGCTAGATTGAATTGCGGCATCTGCATCTTTACGGTCTTGGATTTCCTTGTTAAGATTGTCTTTTACAACTCCAAGAGCAGCATCACCAATAGCAGACTTATTGTCTACATATTCTTTCAGTTTAGTTTCAAGAGCTGTATCAGCATCCTTACGAGCTTGAACTTCAGCAGCTACCTCAGCACTGTTTGCCTCATCACCCACAATTCGGTCTTCGATTTCTTGGTTAACCTGTTCTGTGATTGCAGCCAATTTCTTGGTAATGGTAGCAGCAAAGTTGGGGTCATTTCCAAGGGCATCAGCAATTTCCTTAAGAGTATCAAGTACTTCTGGAGCAGAACCAATAATCTTTTGGATAGCTGCATTTACCTCTTCCTCAGTTTGGAAACCAGAATCGTTGATAAGCTGAGAAAGATGCGTAATATAATTTGCCTTTTCCTCAATTCCATCAAGTTTAGCTTTGAGTATATCGGTAAAGTCATTCTTAGTCAAAGAATAGCCTTCACGTTTATCTACTTTCTTAGTATCAAGATCTTTATCACCTTTTTCTCTAGCAGCAGCCTCGGCAGCAATAGCATTAAGCAATTGCTCCTTGTCTTCTACACCCTGCTCTTTTACATCTTCGATTTTGTGTTCAAGAACTAAATCCTGAGCAGCACGAGTAGTAGCCTCTGAATCGATATTGTTCTGTAATACTTGGTCTGCAACAGTACGGGCCTGAACTTCTTTATCAATATTACCTTGAAGAGCATTATCTGCATTGGTACGGTCTGTTACCTCTTTAGAGATTTCATTGTGAAGAACTTGGTCCTCAGAATGACGGTCTACCTTCTCTTGGTCAATTTTACCTTGAAGAGCTAAAGTATCTGCCTGGCGATTAGTGATTTCTTCGTTAATCTTAGAATCCAGTACAGTATCTGCGTTAGTACGATTTGCAGTTTCTTCTGCAATCTTTGACTCAAGGGATGCCTTATCATTGATATGGAGAGTTTTAAGGTCATTTACACTTTCCTTAATCTCATTATCGGCAGCAATACGTTCATCTTTTTCCTTTTGGATAAGATCCTTGAGTTCCTTCTCAAGTTCATCATTACCTTGATTTACCTTATCTTCAAGGTCTTTGATGTCTTCGGCATTCTTATCTACCTTCTTCTCAACTCTGTCGATTTCAGCTTTTAAATCTGCCTTAACCGTATCAATCTTCTTATTGATTTGGTCTAACCCATATTCTAGGTTATCCTGAACTGCAGCTACTGCAACACCCAGAGCAGCTTCGGCTTCCTTAGCACGATTAACCTCTTCGGTTAAAGCAGTACGAAGGTCGGTTAATTTATTAGTGATAGTAGTTGCAAAGTTGGGGTCATTACCCAAAGCTTCTGCTAACTCTTTAAGAGTATCAAGAGCATCATCTGCACCATCAACCAAATCACTAATCATCTGTTTAACTTCTTCCTCGGTTTGATATTTCAAATCATTCTCAAGCTGAGAAACTTTAGTGATATAATTTGCATGTTCTTCGATGCCATCAAGTTTAGCCTTCAACTCATCGGTAAAATCATTTTTCGATAAGTTGTATCCTTCTTTCTTATCTACCTTATTCTTGATAGAAAGTACGAAGGCCCAGAACTCATTTAGTGTTCCTCCAAAGCCAGCTTTAACAAAGTCATCATAGTAACCCTGTAATAATCGCTGGTCTATTTCTTCGCAGGTATAATACTTACTTACATACATATTTTATAAAATTTAAGGATTAATTACTGCACGTTGACGACCCAGTAAGAATTCCGAATCGATATCTCTGAATGGTTCTCCCTCTGAACCACAGAAGGCATTCATTGGTACATCCGGATTTTCGGGGTCTACATCTCCACCGTCCTCAATATCTCCCCGTATGCAAGCATAATCAGGAAGCCTATTTACACGGAACTTTATTACCTGGCCTATACCAGGATGAGGTATTATTTTATCCCAGATATCCCCGAAGTAATCTTGAAAGCAGGTGACAAATTTGTTTCCGGTCATTGATTGAAATGCCGTTACATCATTGCCATTACCTTTCATTTCAATATGAACTCCAGAGGTACCATTGAGGATAACCCGATTACTATCAAACCAAATTCCACTGTTTGTAGTAATTGGTGTCCACCTCAGTACTAACATCTTTGCCATATACTTTATTTTTATTCTACAAATTCAACTTTGGTATCTCGGTCTCTCTTTAGGATAATCATGAAAACTAAAGCCTCATCCTTTGCCTGAGCAGTCTGAGTATCTCCAGAAGGCTTATACGTTATACCATTAATTACAAACCTATCTTGTTCCCAATTAAAATCCCAATAACCTTCCGGTGTAAGATAACCGATTTGTTCTATATAAGATTTAGAAATTAGTATTGATAAGTTTTCATCATCCAATTCTCCTGAAATAGTTGCCTTATTGATAGGCCAGTTTCTGAAAGCATTGTAGTAACATAATGCCTCGATTTGGATGTTATAATATTTAGGTATACTGTCTTCGGCATGACTGAGAAGCTGATTAACATGTTTGGCCCAGGTTATGGTTTGTCTACCAGCATCCCAATCTAAGAAGTCAGTGATAATTTTCTTGTATCTATCCCAAGAGCGGTTCTTTACCATTCTCCAGGGTTCTTTTGTCATAACTTAGTTAAGATTGATTTCTTACCACCTTTTACTGGAGCACTTGGATTTGGCCCATCTAATACTCCAGGTTGCCTTCTGTTAACTACTTTTGGGACTACGGTTCTAAATACTTCATCACAGAACGGTAAGTAGATTTCCAATCGTGAAGCTAACATACAAAGGTTCTTCCTTAATTCATCTATTAATCCACCCGGTTGCATTGCTTGAGAAAGTGTTTTCCATAGGGAACTTGTAGCATCTGCCAAGGTATCATAATATTGCACTTCAGTGGGCCCAGTAGTGATTTGTTTAATCCTATCACCTCGGGCAAGTTCGGGTTTAGAAGTACCATCACCAGTTTGTTCTTTGGTAGAAGTTAATTGACTTAGGTATTCTGAAGTACTTGTTAATAGATTAAGTATCTTCACATTGAGAAAGTCCCATGCTGCCAATTCCATTATTAATTGGTTTTCTAGTGCTTCATACCATAATTCATCAGTATACTTATCTGCAGGAATTAAGTGATTTACTAGAGGACCAATATAATATTGCCATTTGGTGATGTAGATAGATTTATCTTCCCTGGTCATTCCCTCTGATATCTCTGAAGGAATATAGTGGTCGATTAAGTTATATATTGTATCGGCTAATGCCGTATGACCATAATCACAAACTACCAGAGTCTTATCTACGGTGATATCTAAACCATTCGAGTTGGTTACATGTAAGGTTACTGTATAGAAACCGGGAGTTTCATAAGAATAGGAAACATGTCTTCCACCATTGAAAACCTCTCCCTTATCATCGCCAAAGTCCCAGTCAAAAATGGATTTGGCCGGGACTTTGGATATGACTCTGAATGAAACTTCCAGACCTGACGTAACGTACAAAAAGTCCAGATTGTTATTCATATTAGTCTGTCTTATGTAATTTTCATATATTACCCTTTAGAAGAGGATTCGAATTCTTCCAGCAAAGCCTGAATAAGTGTTTCTACTGTATCATCTTTCTCGGCAACGATTTCATGAAGACCTGCTACCAGTTTCAGTTCTTCCAGGGAATAGCCCTTTGCAAGTTTTTCAAGAGTCATGCCTTTCTTGAACTGAGCATTCAGTCTCTTATCCAACTTTTCGATGTCGGCCTCTGAATACTTTTCGATTTCTGATTTATCAGCAATGATAATCAGATGGCCAGAGGCAATTGCCTTCTGAATCTTTGATGCACGGAATTGACGACGAGAGAGTTCCTTGTCTTCTCCTCTACAAACGGTAATACCAGTTGATTGGTCATGAAAACTGTAAGCTCTTGGTCCCACAGTTACTGTATATTTATCTTTAGCCATATTTCCTAAGATTTAAAAATGATTAAAGAGAGGATAGGTCTTTTTAGTTACCTACCCTCTCAGGGAATTTATATAGATGAAACCGGACGTCCCTTATTATTCGAGGTTAACCATCAAATATGGGTCTACGTTCATGAACTCGGGGAAACCGAATTCTGAGAACTTCTTGTCAGCAGCCAGCAACAGAGTTGCATCCTGGTACATCTTAGAGAAGCCAGTAGTCAAGCTTGCATAGATTGCCTGAGTCTGGTTAGAAACGATTCTTTCAGATTCAAGCATCAACTGACGAGCAGTAAGCTTAATCAAGGCAGCAGATGTATCAATCAACAGCAACTGTTGGTCGGGTGTACCCGGGTGAATGTAGAAGTCAGCATTCTTGGGAACAGGAGACTTAACATTCAGGGTAGCTTCTGTAGTACCAGAGTGACGATCCTTGAATTCCGGCAAGTTCAGCATTTCGATTGCCTGGTCTTCACCACCAATCATAGTTTGGAAGTTACGTCCCATACGAGCAGCACGTACCCAAATATGCAGAAGGTCTTTGTAAGTGATACCATTAGTTGTTTCGTATACACCGATTACCGGGGCAGACTCAGAGCCATCAGGGTTGTTACCATTGATAGCAACGTCCATAGCCAGAGTATCCAGAGCATAACCCAGCTGAACACCAAAATCACGAAGGTAGATTCCCAAGACATCGAGCGAAACATAGTTACGAACTTCATCAGTAAGTTTGAAACCTTTTCCGATTTTGAAGAGGCTAACTGATTTCTGTCCGAAGCTAACATCACCCAATGGGATAGTTTCTGCCTCATTAACCTTTGCAGGGGCAGCATCCGACATGTTAACCATCGGCATGATTGCTTGTAAACCATTGATTGGTTGGTCAGATGCAATGATACTTGGATAGAACGGAGCCTGGCGCATACCCAATGTGATAGCAGCACGGATGATTTCCGGAACAATCCAACGAATATTCTGTTGGGGCATTGTAAAGATGTTCTGCATCGTGTCCACTTTTGGATTGATGCCCATCTTTTCAAAAAGTTCATCTTCTGAAATACCCCATTTACCGGTAACCAATTCTCCAAAAGTTACCTCTACAGGCTTCTTGTCCTGTGAACCGGAACGAACAGCTTCCAAGCTTCTTACCATTTCCGGCAGCTCATTCATAAAATCTTGAGCCTTCAACTTTGTAATATCTATTTTATTTTCCATAACTTCTTTTCTCTTATTTGATGAGTACTTGAATTACCTCATTTGCCTCTTCTGCTGGATTAAGGGCAATGAACTGGGTTGAAGTTGCTTGGTTAGCTTTTACGAATCTATCGTTAAGCAATTCTCCATCGGGAGTTACATAGCCAGCTTCGATATTTCCGTTTGATACCCAGTTACAAATCATGTAACCTTCCATAGCTACTGTTACCTCTACCGGGAAATTTCTTTGAGGTTGATAAGCAGGGTTAACGTTATCCGTTACTGCTACACCCAAATAAACTTGAGTATCTGTATCAGTGCAAGGGTAAATCAAACCTTCTTCATCCAAAGCCACTGGCATACCCTGTACGATTTTCTTTCCAGCTTTAACATTGAAAGCCTGGTGCAATTTGTGTGACTCACTTTTGTAAATCACCGCTCTCGGGGTTCTTTCCCCAAAGAGAGTAAGTTGCTGAGGGTCGTTTACGATTTTAGTTTTTTCCATAACGCGGATTATTTATATTAGTTATTTGATTTTGTTTCGATACAAGTTATCGATTACATTCTTAGTACTCGGAGATTCTGAATTCCGTTGGGTATCAATACCCTGGGTTCCAGTTTTACCCTCGGTATCATCCTCAGCAATTGAGGAAGCACGGTTGACGTCCTTAGAACCACATTTTGAGCAAGTGAGAGGGAACTTCTCTTCCAAGCGAGCTTGGTAATCCTTGGTCAAGGAAATAAGAGTAGTAATACCAGTAGTCTCGGCATTGAGCATCGTAACGATTGTCTCATCTACCTTATCACCCATCAACTTCTTGTAGGTTTCTACGGCATTTTCACGTAGAGAAGCAATGTGATTCTTTCCTACGGTTGCCATTTCCTTCAAGTTAGCTACTTCGGCATTCAAGTTGGTAATCTGTTCCGTAAGAGAAGTTTTCTCTGTAGTAAGATTATCTACCGAAGTTTGCAATTCGTTTCTGGATGATACCAAAGTCTGAATGCAGGCAATTACATTTTCCTGATTCATCTCTTTACCTTCTTCCAGGGTAAGCATGTTATCCCCAAAAAGGCTTTCAAGAAATTTTTGTAATTCGTTCATGTTATCTTTATTTGAATGATTATCATTGGCATCATTATCATTAAAAGAACCCTGAGTATCGTTCTTTTCTTGATATGATGTTAAATCTGATTTATAATCAGTAAAGAAGTATTGCTTCGATTTATCATCTCTGTATTCTTCATAAGATGCCCAAGTTCTTTTGGCAAAGGTTGGGTTAATGATTTTACCATCCGAACCAATTTTCTGGGCAAATGAATCAGCACCATGTGAAACTAGTGAGGTCTCAAGGTAACGAACAATTTCAGTAACAATTCTACGTACCATAACTCCCTTAGAGTCATAAGTACCCAGTTTCTGATAAAATTCGTTATCTTCCATTTGGGGATGGGATTTATCCCACTTAAATTGTACAGTAACTGAATTACTATGAATTGAAGGAGGTTCCATAAGGATGCCTCTAGCAATTCTTGGGTTTGCCTTACCATCGATTTTCAGAATACCGTTGATACCAGCGGGTATAGTAAAGCTACCGTCTTTATAGGATTCCTGCCACATTACTTGTGATACAGCACCAATAGCATTACCGATGTTGGTTTCATGGTCACAGTTTACTGTTTGACCAAGCAACATCTTCATAGAAGCCTTTAGTACTCCATTTTGACCGAAGTCTGTAGGATTCCAATTTTTCGATACGATTGTTTCCGAAAGTAATCGGAACATAGGTTCGATAAACTCTTCATCCTTTGGAGTTAATTCCGATTTATCCAGGTTAGGGTAATAGGTATTATAATCTATATCCCCTCCCCAAAATCCAAATTGAGCAATGGTGTCCGGTGTAGGATTCTTCCATTTGTAATAATTCTCGGAGAAAGTCTGGGCTCCCACTGCTTCTGGGATATACCCAGCCATAATGGTATGGCCTTGACCTATCACCATAGAATCAAGATGCTCTTTGTTTTTCTTTGTGAATTTACTCATCTTGCTTTAGTATTTTGGTCTCCTCGAGAAGGAGCCGGGTTATTCTTATCTCTTGACCTACGAGCAGATTGGTTTTTATCATCTTGCCTCTGTTTCTTCTTAGTTCCTTCTTGGGGGTCTGTATTACCTCCCTTAGCAAATTGGTCCTCAAGTGAAACTCTTGGTTCCTTTTCATCTGGTGAATCATAACCCATTGCCCAAGCATATTGCTCTTGGCTAATGATACCTGCCTTATACAATAAGTCAAGGTTCTGTATCTTATACTGAAGACCTTGTTGGATTTTAACTTCATCAGAAACTGTAGAAGTTCCCCAATCAATCTTCATCCCCTTATTATTAAAGCCTGCCAGACGCAGTTCTAGAGAATAAAGTCGGTCTAATACATAAGCTACAAGCATTTGGATATTTTTTAACTGGCTAATCATCTTAGACAGCATTATACCCGTTGCACCTTCACCAGTAGTAGATGATACCCCAATGATAGAGCCATTAACTCCCAACCCATTTGCTACAGATTGTTGGTTCATATTCCAAGGCTTCTCGATATTACCGAGTTCCTTAGTAGTAGAGTTAAGTTTGAATTCATGGTCATCTATGTAACCAGCAACTACTCCATCCTTCATACCCTCTTTAACATTACGTTTAAGGATATTAAGTTCATGGTATAATCGGGATTCATAAGCTTTTATACTCTCATTTGGTCTTTGTGGAGATTTCTGCATCTTAGCTTCTAAGAAACCAACCATACCACAAATCTCCATGATATGTTTGAAGTTAACCTTCATATCATTCTGACCCTTGAGAGAATCCAATGAAGGCATAAATGGAGGAACTCCATAAGGTTCATCGGTATCATTGAACATACCAACATAGAAGTAGGTTTCTGGGTTAAGCTTAATGTAATCTTGTTGCTTAACAAAGAAATTTATATTCTTTTGGTAAGGAGCATACACCCCATTTAATTCACGTTTAAACTTGATGTGTTCTGGCTTAAGGAATAATACAGTAGCCAAACCATCAAGCTTATCATTTGGTACTCCTTCTACGGATATTGCCCCACTTACAAGAAGTTGAACAATCATTTTATTAACTAAACCATCTATACCAGCAGTATATCTGGTCCATCCCTTGGTGGCTTTCTTAAGATGTTCTCTCATCTTTGAAGCCTCTTCATCGGTATTATTAGGGAAAGTTACTGTATGACTGGTGTTAGCTAACTTAAACATATCTTGCAATGCGATGCCCATATCAGGATTTACTTTATATAAATCCCGAATTAAAGGTATCACATCAACACGAAAAGAGGGTTCAACTAATTTAGTCAACCCTTGTAATGATGTAATTAAGTTATCGCTATCATCGTCAACTGAAACCCTACCAGGTGAAATCGATGTGGCAGGCTTCTCCTCTTTATTAGAGGATGTACCATTCTTGGGAGGGTCCTTCTTACGTCCCCAACCCCAACTAAAATTGAAGTACTTTTTCATCTTGGTTGTACGATTACGTTAGTTTTTCCTTTCCTTATGTGATTACATATTGCTTTTCCAAAGATATCATCATCGGCATATACGTCTCCTTCAAGGTCTACATCTACAGCTGAATTGTTAGCCCTATGTTTACCCATTGCAACAGGTCTACCTAAACCATCATAGATGAAAGTATAAGCTTCTTGTACAAAGAATGGATCCTTAATGATTACATGATCTAATCGAATATCTTCTTCCAAGTTCTCTATTATCACTGAACGATTCTTTTGGGTGGTTAACCAACCAGGGGATTTATCCATTTCAGGTCTACTTTTACCTTTTTTCTTTAGCATCTTCTGGTAGTAGTAAAGGTTAGGGTAGCCTTCATCTTGAAGCTTAGAAGTTACTGATAAACCAACGTCATTGGATTCTGGAGCTATTACTGCCCAGTTAAACAACTTCCCAGTATCACCAAGTAACTTAGCATAAGCTCCCACTGCCATTCTTCCCTTATATACTACTTGTTCTTCTCCTAGCTTATCCATACAAGTAAATGAAGAGTAGTCAGAAGCTCTACCAGTTGAAACGTCTGCACCAATGAAATATTCTTTATCTGATTCGGGTTCACAGAATTGTCGGTATTGACCATTAAATCTCTTCTTAATAACTGGGTAATCACTAAGGCAGTCTTCGATAGCTTTAATATCGGCTAAGTCGAAGACTGTATTACCAGATGATAAGAAGTCACCATCAATTTCTTGTGCAGTTCGTTTTGCTCCCAAAGCAGAAGACATTTGGTTATACCAATTGATATCTCGTTCTGGGTGCATTTGCCAGTATAATCGAATTGGGTTAAAAGGATTACCTCCTGCAATGGCATCTACCCAAGTTGAGTGATAGAAATTACCAACTCCATAGGGAGTGGAATTGACGATGGCAGCTCCACCAGTGGAAAGAGTAGGGAATGCAGCAGCCCAAATTTGAGCAGCCCATCTTACTACTGCTGCCTCGTCAATTACCAGAAGAGAAAGGGATTCCGAACGACCGGCTTCGGATGATGTCGGAATTGATTCAATAAATGACCCATTATCAAATTCTATCATGGAAGCAGAACCGTATTCTCCAGCTCTACCATTGATTATGGGAGTTTGAAGGTACCATGGAAGATTCTTGTACATGAACTTAATCTTCTTAAGCACCTTCTTAGCAGTTGTGTCTTTGATAGAGATAATGTTTATCTTTTTGTTGGGATGGTACATCGCCAACCAAAGACAGTACATTGAAATAAGTTCTGTAATTCCTGCCTGACGGAATTTGAGAATGATATTGAATCGTTGGGCAATGAAATTGTAGAGAACTGATTTCTGAAATGGGTATAAATCAAATCTTACCTTTCCTCTTACTGGATGTATCACATAGCAAAAAAGGCTAAAAAAGAAAACATCACTAGAAACTCGGGATAGGTTTGATAGCTCCTCCCGAGTTAATGTAGTTCTAGTTTCTGAGATAGTCTTTGCCATTACTTAAAAGTTATACGTTATTTGAAATTCGATGTCAGTACCTATACCAGATTTTATCTTTGGGTAGTAAAAGGTATTGACTCCGAATTTGTAATTAAATCTCTTAGTCTTGATTGAAAGACCAGCTCCCATATCGAAGAGATTATTGAAAGGTCTATATTTGCCATAAATGTATGGACTAAGTGATAACCTTGCAACTTTCTTTCGAGTTAATTGACCTTCATACCAGTTGTAGTTGTACTTATCTAAGTCGATTGGGAATAATCTAGTTGAATAAGTGTTAGTCTCCTTATTGAACAGACTTAAGTTCAACTTATCTTTCTTCAAAACGATTTGAACCAGGGAATCTTGGTTACTGATAACTGGCTGCCTTAGTATGGAATCAGGAAAGAGAGTTGGCTGCTTATTATCATGAACTAAGATTTTACCTGGTTCAACTTTTTCTGAGTACTTCTTCTCTGGTTTGAAAGGTTTCTCTGTGTATACTGTATCTGGGATTTCATTGACCGCTAGTTCCAGGGAATCAACCTCTCGAGAAAGTTTGTAATTCCTGAAGCAAAGGTAAATAGTAAATCCTAGAAGTACAATAAACAAGGCCCTCTTAAATGTCTTCATCCTTGATTCTCAAATAAGTGTCCTTAGCAATGAACTTATCCATACCAATACGGATTAAAGCTTTCATACTTGAACTTAATTCCGAGGTAGGTATTCTTAATCTAAATTCAAGTCCTTTCGAATCTTCAGAAAGAGTTATACGAATTTTTCCCTTTCGATTTTTAATCAATCGATTGTATAGTACAGCAATCAGATTGAAGATTGCTTTCAGATTCTTCGGTGTAATTTCCGAACGATGTAAAATCTTCTTAGTCATATCATTTTCGATTTTGGTGTTTCATACGAATATAGTCAACTATCTCTAAATCAGGTACTTGGCATCAACTTGCCAAGTCTTGGTACTACCTAATTCATTCAAAATCAATTAGTTAGGTTTGTGGCTTGTTTTCCTTTCCCTTAACAATCCCTATCCTTTCAGAATTGTATTTTGGAATTATTCCTTTCCTTCCTTCTTACCTTCTTACCTTCTTACCTGGCCATAATATATATAGGGGGGAGTCACTGAAAATTAAGGTACCTTTTTAAGGCATCTTTTAAACCAAATACCTACCTCATAAACCGAACCCTTGGCAATTGTGTACCTTGCCTTGTTAAGCCAATAATGGTGATCCTTAAAATCCTTTTCAGAGGTACCCTGGTTTTCATGAAGGTAAATTCTGAATTTCTTTGGGAATCCCATGATTGCCTTAAAATCCTCAACCCCCAAAGGATAACCGTCTGGTCTGAATTGCCTATCTGCAGGTCTTAAGGTTAGTGGAGGTTTATCATACTCCAATCGATATACTCCCGGGAGAGTATTCATCTTTGCCGTTTTGATAGGCCATTTCTTTTCATCTTTGAAATCTCTAACCCAAAGTCGATGTATCTTTGCTACAGTTAGATTCTTTTTCTCAGGCAATTTTCGATAATCATACATTGCCAGAGTTTTACTAATCCAAGGGATTTGATTGGTATCATCTTCTGAAGAAAACGTGAGGGGTTTAAGTAGATTTCTAGTAATTGTTGGGTTTTTTACTTGAAATACTTCATTAAAAGCATTCAAGTATTTCTTACCGGTCTTTTTATGTACTCCAATGATAACTAAACGCTTCCTAGATATCTGAGAATTTCCATAATCAAAAACTGACCTTTCGTGAAAAATAAGTTTATAGTCCTTAAAGGTTTCCTCAAAAAAATTCTTGGGAAGCAAGGATAGCAGTCTTGGTAGATTTTCTATAAGAAATATCTTAGGCTTATACTTGAGTATCGATGAAATTACTAGATTGAGACTACGATTATCTTTTGGATTGCCCAATTCTTTTACTTTAGACAGCCTCATTACTGAAGATGAGCCACAATCCGGGCTTGATATAATTATATCTACTTTCTCATCGAACTCTTGTAAACAAAAGCCCTTATAGAATGGTATATCACCAAAATTTAACTTCCATTGACTTTCGCAATTTGTATGAAAAACTCCTCTTATTTCTATATTCCCTAGCAAATTTTCCCTAAAAGGGAACAGGAGTGCACCCTGTCCAGCGCACACTCCCAATACCCTTAACTTTTTCATTTCTTGTAACTTCTCAATTTGATATATTTAATCCAAGCAAATGGTTTACGGTCTTCCAAATAACTCAGATTTTTATCATTATTGTGAGCTTCTTCTTCAAAACTTACATCATGATACCTTTCATTCTGTTTATCCCATTTGGCAAAACACAGAATGAGAAGATATTCGATAATATACCAAAGGTAGAAGAGACCAAAACAGAGAACTACTACCCACCAGAAGGATATATCGAATAATACCCAGAGTATGATACCAAGTATCAAACCGACTATACTACACTCAATCTGTTGTACCTGATGGATTCTCTCATGGTTGATATCATCCGGTTTACACTCCTCTACTCTATGCTTGAAAAAAGAGTTGTACAACATAGTTATTGCCTTGTAACTGGGGAAAAGGAATACCTTTGCTACCCAGCTGTTAAAATGGCATCTTTTCATAACTTATCTTTGAAATTTTCGTAAGCATTTCTTAACTTTTGGTCATAGGCATTCTGGGCATACCCAGGACCATTATACTTTCTGGCAAAGCCAGCCCAGTCTTTTGCTTTGAGTTCTTTCAAACAACCAGAGTTATTCATGAAATAATACATGAGTTCCAATTGTTTCTCATGAGATTCAGACATCTTGTGAACAAATTCGAAGACATCTTTACATCCACAAAGGCGGTGATTGAAGCCCATAATTTGGAACATACCCCAACTGGCAGACTTCAATGCACATTCCTCATCAATTTCTTTGGCTAATTCGAGTCTCTTATACTCGTGTACACCTCCCAAATACTTCGATTTATCCCATTTAGGGAAGAAAATCGTAGAATATCTCTTACAAAGGTAAGCTAAATCTCTGTCAGGGAATTTCTTATGTACTTCTTTGTACATAATGTGACCCTCAAAGAGAATTTGAGGCCTACCATCAGCTAAAAACCCATCTCTACCAGCTGCTTCTACCAATTGAACAGCTTTCAATAGAGCAGGTTCTAGACCTAAGCGAATAGCAAGGTCTTTAATCATTTCATTTGTTAGTTTATCCATAACTTATCAGTTTTAATGGTTCAATTTTAGTAACAAAAGTATTGCTTATAACCCATTTTCAATATGTTTAGAGGTTCTATTATCATATATAACTTATAAAATAATGCAATATGGACAAGAAAAATGAATGCCAGATATGTGGCAAACCAATTAATTTAGAGGAATTCGATGAAACTCGGGAAATCCCTCAACTTATGGCAAGAAAACAAGTTTGTTTTAAATGTGCTTTTTGGTCTAATCAATTAGCTTATGATAAAGAGCTTGAGAAAGAGGGTAAAATTGCGGTAATTACTCCCGATTATTCCCATTGGATAACTAGAATACCGGGAAGTATTTTAATGGTACCTTCTGCTTTTGGGGGAATTTACCAAACTAAACTCCAACCAGTCAACACTCTTGGTGTTATAGATGAAGATAAAGAGAAACTTTTCATCATCCGTTATAATAACATCACTCACCAAGGCACTATACCAGAACATCTAAGAGATGCTTTTAAAGTAAACGGAGTAATTCTATCTCCACAGGAATACAAAATGCTAGAAGATTATCGGGGCAATGCCTATGAATTTATTAAAAATATGATTGATAATGCAATAAATAAGAAATAATTTCGTATATTTGCATAAAGAAAAATTCTTAATAAATAAAGATATGAAAAAAGAAAAGAAAGAAATCAAAAAGCTTAAAGAAGGTGATGAAGTCTTCTTCTTAATTGATGGGAGACAACTCATGGAGAAAGTAACAGTAGAATCTATCGATAAGAAAAGTGGAATGGCTCTACTAAGTAACAGAGTAAAGGTTGCAAGAACTCTTGGCCCTGATAATACATATCCAAGATTGGATGGGAAAGAGGGGAAGGTTTTACCCCTAACAGAAGAGAATGAAAAGGTTTTCCTTGCATTCAAGGCTTATTTTTCCATAAAGAGAAATATGGAGTTTTTGGATAAAGAAATTCGGAATCTCAGGGATGATGCAAAGGCTTTGGACTTTATGATTGATTTCGATAAGAAGCTAACCAAGATAGTTAACAAATACTTCAAAGAACAATGACTACGGTATTAGCTATAATTTACTTGGTATGTTTGCCATTCACGGTATTCTTTGTAAAGGTTTGCTTAGATTATTTACCCTATACTCACAAAATACACTCTCTCGTTTTATTCATCTCGGTATGGATAGTATTACCTCTATTTCCGATTTATCTATTAACCAAGTACCTAAAACATAAGTTGCTATGAGATTCTTTTTTGATAGAGACGGTGATTATGCTGGGACATCAATGCAAGGGTGGGAGATAATTCTCCTACTCTTATTCCCAATTACATTAATAATCTTCTTCGTATTCTTACCTTTCTTCATATTATATAAGTATGATTCTAGAGAAGAAGATAAAAAATACGAAGAAGAACATCCAGAAATACTAAAAGCAGATTCTTATATTACCTGCTGGTATCCATGGCATAGGTATTCTGTTGCATATACCTTGGCTCTTATATTCTGGGTAATTGCTTTTATAATTGGGATATTATCTTAATACTGGGGAGCTACCCAATAAAAATTCAAATCTAACGGATATTTTTTAGTGGGGTTAAACCTACTGGAGAGTATAGGAGTATCATTGCTAGCAGAGGGAGTTGAAATTTTTGTAAGAGTATAGGAACCCAATCCAGTTGTTTTTGTTGTAAAGTATGAATTACTTGGTAAATTGTAGCTAGGACTAAAAGCCTTACCATTCTTATCGAAGCAGGACCAAGACAGCATGTCGACATTTCCCGGGTACAGGTTAGCCATATAGACATTAATAGCATATCTATTTTGATTTACTATCCAATGCTTATTTTGGTTACCATCAGCCATAGATCCACCTTCGCCACGAATATTGGTAGTAGTCATAAAAAAAGCACTCATGTCTACTCCATTGATGATTATAGGATTAAAATGTATTTCCCAATAGTCTTTTTTTTCGGAAGTAGTAAGGTGTAGATTTATTTTATTACCAGATTCATTTTGTGTAAGTACACAAAGCCCAGAAGTACCATCGGCTAATGCCGTAATCTGAATCTCATTGTTACTCTTGTCTTCTTTTAAAAGATAGTCAGAGTTATTGATGCTAGCAGTATATCCAACCCTAATAACTCCGGACATTTTACCATTTACATATTTAGTTTTCTGGGATTTGATAGTCCATCTCCCAGAGTTACCCCTATCGAGGGTAATAGGTATATCTTGGGTGGATCTCTCCACTGCTTTAAAAAGTTTATTATTTTCCATATTCTTTTAAGTTTGGTTTATAGAAAGAACTTTGATATCGCCAATACCAAAGGGATAAGTGAAGGGTAGGTATTTGTGGGATATTTGGTCTCTGGCTTCTCTGTGTGTTATGTGAGCATGTGTGGTTGTGGGATATCTAGGTATGCCCTTAATACGAGGAGTGATTTTTGTGTGGTACTAAAATGTGTATTTGCCTTCAAGGTACCCCTTAATGTGAGGGCTTCGAAAGTTGTGGTACTAAAAGGGGCGTACGGTTACGTTAAATTTAATATTTAAAAATAAAAAGTAAGGGACAAACATTTTTATTTATCCCTTTGCTTTCTTTTAATCTCTAAATGTTTCGTTATTGTCTTTTAAAATTTCTTTTATGTCTCTATAGCATTGAATAACTAAATAAATTATTCCAACAAATAAAAATATATTTAATATCATAACTTTTATTTTTTAAGTGAGTAGGGAAATATTTCCCTACTCTGATTTGTTTTTATTTCAAGGAGTTTTTCACTATTTCGAGACCTTTTATTAATATCTCTTTCTTTTCTTCTTTAGTGTTTTCGCTTGCAATTGAAGAAAAAGAAAAATCATTTATAACATAGACTTGTTTATAAAAGTCTATAAAGCCATCAATTAGTTTTTTATCTGCATTTGTTGCAATCGTTGAAAGAAAATTGAAAGTTACGTTTCTAAACTTTTTACGTAACGATTTGATTTGCTTTTCGTTTGCACCCTCAAAAAGTTCTTTTTTGTAAATTTCTGTTTTTGTCCCTAAAGAAGTTTTGAAAAGTCCTGCGTTTTTTTCTTTTACGCTTTTCAATACGTCTAAAGCAATTAAACTATTTGCTTTTGCGTTTGCACTTGCTTTTTCTACATTCACTTTGTTAATTTGATTTTTCATAATTAAATTGCTTGAAAGTTTTATTATTTATTCTTTTTATTACCTTTTCAAATAGACTTTCAAGACTTTTTAAACTATCCTAATAAGGTATGATTTATTTCGTTTCTGTATAGCAAAGATACAGATTTTATTTTAATCTACAAAAATTTTCAAGAAAATTTTTTGAGAAAATGAATATTTTTATTTTCAAAATTATTTTTGTGAAAAATCTATAAATTCAAAAAATTTATTGCACCCTAAAAAGGACTTAATTTTTGCACTTAATTTTTGCACTTAATTTTGGGGGTTCACAAGGAGAATCTTCGCACGCCTTGTAGTGGGCATATATGATATGTATATGGAATAATCCTATATGGCTTATGCCTGTCCTCTTGAGAGTGTATTATATACCTGTATATTGATAAGGCCATTAATGGACTAAGGTGATAAAGAATTAAGGCCCATTAGCTATATCCCTATTATTGCCCTCTATAAACCTATTAGGTCCTAATTCAATAAGGCTATATAGGGACTATGGTAAGCCTATAGAGATTAGGATAGCCTATAAGGGCTTACTAAGTTAGCGTAAGTAAAAACCCAGGTACCTAAGTTAGGCCTGGGTTAAGGTATTAATCGAAGTATACCTGAAAGGTTATATACTCGATGTTGAAGGTAAAATCGGATTCAATTTCCTCTGGGTCAGGGATTTCGGATGAGAATTCCATAAGGCAATCATCTGTGTTAAGGTAGATGGATATTTCCTTAGCTTTCGATTGCATTAGTTCTGGCAATATCAAATCGAATTGTGAAAGTGAATTGGCAATGTAAGATGCCCATGGATAATCCCTAGCGTAATTTACTAAGGTAAGGATGATGAGGTTTGAAATTTGATTAATTGTTCTCATAACGTTTGTATTTAATGTATTAATAGGGGTACCCTGTTATGGATACCCATTAGTGATTTAGCAAGTAATAGCCTTGAAGGTTAAATTGCCTTTATCCCTCTAAATCCCCCGAGGCCATGAATGGAGATTGCCTTAACACAATAAGTCCTAGAAACCTTATAAATATGCTAATATAAATACTTAGCCAATTACTAATAAAGCTCTAGGACCATATTACCTATTTCCTTATAATTACCCTATCAATATTAATTATTACCTGACCATTGGGGTTATCCTTACCTTTCTTTAATAAATAACCTATACTACCCATCGGTATATTATAGGCCTTACATAATTCATCCCAAGTTTTATAATTTGCCTCTTGCTGAAGAGCCTTAATGAACTTAGGATTATATTTCCTACGTTTCCTATCACTAACCTTAATAGGGGTATAGGTAGGTTTAGGTTTACCTCTTAGATCTTCCCAAGCATATAAGTTAGGAAATAACTGAGCAAAGTATTTCTGAACGGTAATGCTTCTACGTTTACCTTTAGCATCGATTAGTTTCATATTACCTTGAATTTTTAATTAGTATGTATTATATAATAGTGCTTGGTAAGGTAATTCGGATAAGGCAAATTAGTGATGGCCATTAATCGACGATGTACTAAAGCTATACTACCTACATACATAGAAGCTACATAACATATC